GGCGTCTTCGCCTCGCGCCTGCCGCTACATGAAGGGGTCGTGGTACAGTAATGCCGGCTCAGACACCGATCAAGTGCTTTAGGTACCTGCCAGGAATATTCTTTGTGCAGGACTTCGCCAATCACGTAATGCCGTACCTCACCGTATTCGACGAGTCGACGATGGAAGTTGTCAAGAAGCTCCTGGCCGACCATCACAAGCGTCCCGTCCTGGCATGGGACGAGGAGTACACGGATGCTTAGAGTCCTCGAGGTGTACGCATCCTTTCAAGGAGAAGGCCCGAATACGGGTAAGCCGACCGTCTTCGTTCGGTTTGCTGGCTGCAACCTCAAGTGTCCACTGTGGCCTTGCGACACGCAACACGCCATCGATCCTAAGCAGTACAGGAAGGAGCAGATGTTCGTCACAGCTGATACCCTGTACAGAGAAGCTGCAGCATTCGACATCAGAAACATCTGCGTTACAGGAGGTGAGCCCTTCCTCCAAGATGGACCATCGCTAGCCATGTTCGTAAACCTTCTACGCATGGGTAGTCACACTGTCGAGGTGTTCACGAACGGGACGCTAGAAAGGTCGCAGCAGGCTGGCGAAACCTTCCGCGGCTTCACCACCTTCGTGGTGGACTGGAAGCTGCCCGGCAGCGGAGAGCACAAGGAACCTCTCGACGTGAACTGGAAGAACCTCAACAACCAGAGCGCCATCAAGTTCACTATTCGAACCGTGGCAGATTTCAAAAGGGCAGTGAGCATCTGGAACGAGAAGATCCATCCATTCTACACTGCTAACGGGATACGCCATGCAAGTGCCCCTGTGGTGTACTGTGGAGTGGTATGGGGAGGTGAGTTAAACACGGAGCAACTCGCCCAGTTGATCCTGAACGCGAAGCTTCCATGGAGACTCAACGTTCAGGTTCACAAGTTCATATGGGACCCCAACGAGCGGGGAGTGTAAATGGTATACGTTCCCAAAGTCGAACCGATCCCCGACCTGTTGCTTGATGAACACGAAGTGCAGCTACGTGACATCCTGCAAGAGTACGCAGGCCTCGAAGACGACGAGCACGGCAAGGACACTCCCGCAAGGTACCTCAAGGCCCTCGATGAGATGACGGCCTGCAAGAATGATTCAGACGCACACATGGAGAGCTGCATCAAGTGGAAGACGTTCGACAGTCCCTCGGACGAAATGGTAACGCAGACGGGGATCACGTTCACGAGCCTATGCAATCATCACCTAGTTCCGTTTATCGGAGTCGCGCACATCGCGTACGTACCCAACGGCCGTATCGTTGGCTTGAGCAAGCTCGCGAGGGTTACGCGTCACTTCGCCAAGCAGTTGCAGGTTCAGGAGGAGCTGACAGCGGACATAGCGAACTTCATCCAGGCCTGCTTGAAGCCGACGGGTCTAGCAGTAGTGCTGGAAGCGGAACATATGTGCATGACGATACGTGGCGTCCAAGCACCTGGAAGCAAGACGACAACAAGCAAGATGCTGGGAGTTTTCGCCGACCACACTCGCACCGCAAAAGCCGAGTTCCAGGCTATTCTCGCCAGACTCTGAACGACTGGATCACTATCTGCATCGGTTTCGGAATGATGATGCTGGGCATTCTTATCGGCTACTTCTTACGAATGGTGGTGGAAGCAAGTGGACTTGGGTGACACGATCCAGGAGTGCGTCGAGGATAGTGCTCGATGGTTCCCAGGCAAACAACAGTTGCCTTTCCTAGTGCTGGCGCTAGCTGGAGAGGTTGGTGAGGTGGCTAATGTCGTCAAGAAGATCGAACGAGGTAGTCACCAGCTGGATGAGGGACTGACCTTCGACCTGGCCATGGAGATCGTCGACGCTCTGACGTATCTGAGCGTCATCATGGGCCACCCCACCTTCTCCAAGATCGACTGGGACGAGATGTATCGGATCAAGCGTGCGTACAACGAAAGCCGCTTCGGTCCTCCTTGCGAGGAGTTCAGTGGAGGCATCATCGGGAACAAGATCTGATGGGACAACCTATTGTCCCAGGAAACGTCGACAACCTGATCGAGACGGCTAATACAGCCTTCGAGCAGGACTGCTTCGATCGTCATGCGATGGGCGAGAAGAAGTACGGAGACGGCACCTTTCTGGATAAGGATACTATCCGGATGGCCATGGATGAAGCTATCGACATAGCCAACTACATGCGCTATACCTACGTTAAGCTCTTCCTGATGCGCGAAGGCGTCATGAACTGGGAAGGCGACGGCGTAGCCAAACCTCGTGAGGGCATGGAGAACATGGGTAAGAACGCCGTGTTCCTCCCGATGCAAAGGAGACCGCGGGAATGAAGGAAGAGCTCTTCTGGGCTCACGTAGAGAGACGCAGCAACGGCTGTTGGATCTGGATGGGTGCTAAGCGTGCTGGCTACGGAGGCTTTGGACAAGAACTTGCGCACGTCTGGGCCTATAAACACTTCATCGGACCAATCCCAGAAGGATTTCAAGTCGACCACACGTGTCACAACGGCGACCCCCACTGCCCGGGCGGTAAGCTTTGCTATCATCAGCCGTGCGTAAACTTTGAGGAGCATCTGGAGGCAGTAGCGCCTCTAGTGAACCAACTTAGAGGTCACGGTAATCAATACAAGAGCATCGCCTACTGCAAACATAGACACGAATTCACAGAAGAAAATACATACAGGTTCGGACCCGATAAGAAGTGGCGAGGATGCAAGACTTGTCGCTACGCGCGTCGACAGGGTAAGGATCCTGCGACCTATGTTAGGAGTACACCATCAAGGTAGCACTGATCCCCCCGAAGGGCTGGGAAGACTGGGCACTGCAAGGTGATCTCCAGCTTGCCCTTGCCCAACTACCACCTGGTGGCCAGCACTCCAAGGTCTACACGGAAGCCTACACTCGTGGTGACTACGTCATCGTCGACAACGGTGCAAACGAAGGTGATGCGGTTGGCGACTACAAGCTCCTCGCACAAGCACATCTGTGGTGCGCTCAGGAGATCGTAGTGCCTGATGTGCTTCGTGATACTGCTGCAACGCTCCACCGAGCCAAGAAGTTCTTCATCAACCTGCGCGACTCTACGTACAACAAGCACGGCTTCACCTTCATGGGTGTCGTGCAGGGTACGTCATGGGAAGAGCTTATGACGTGCATTAAGTCCTACGAAGCAATGGACGAGATTACAGTACTCGGGATCCCTCGTCATCTGATTCAGACCATGGAACAGAAGTTCGTACGGCTCATGTTGGCACAGAACATCGAAGCCAACTACGGTAGAAGGTTTCAGATCCATCTACTGGGCACTGCTCCGACGTTCGTACGTGAGTGCCGGACCGTATACGCAGATGCACCGTTCATCCGATCCATCGACACCTCGCTACCGTTCAATTATACCATCGCCGGAGAGGTTTTGCAAGTCGGCTCTCCACCCGTCGGCCGACCTCCTAACTACTTCGAACGTATTCAATCGATGGACAGTGTACGGTTGGCGAGGAATGCATCAACGTTCCTAAGGTGGGCGCGTGGAGAATAAGCATCCACTAGCTGACTGTGCTCACTGCCCTTTGGCAGACGAGCCGTACGTACCTAGTCTGATCCCTCTTGGTGAGGCTAGGCTCGCAGTCGTGGGTGAAGCGCCAGGATTTCACGAGTCAGTCCGGAAGGAGCCCTTCAAGGGCCCTTCCGGACAACTCCTGGACAAGGTGCTCAATCATCACGGCTTCAAACGAAGTGAGGTGTTATACACCAATGTTGTTGCGTGCCGCCCTCCTGATAACGCGAATCCTCCTAAGGCGGCGATTACTGCTTGTCGCCAGCGTCTCCTGGGGGAGCTCGGGGGAAGTGGAGCTGGAGATGTCGTCGCGCTCGGAGGGACAGCAACTAACGCTCTCGTGGACGATCCGCGGACTATCACTAGCCTTCGAGTCGGCCCACCTAAGCGACCGACCTCAGCACTACGCGGTAGTTCTGTTCAAAGAGTTATCCCGACGTGGCACCCTGCTTACTGCCTACGAAATGCAGATGCGTTTCCTACCCTAGTCGACGACATCGAGAAGGTTACTCGTCACGGCTTCTCAACCTGGAAAGAGCCAGACTGGAAGTACTTCGACGAGGTTCCACTAGCCCTCCAGGCTCTGAACGCTCTGATCGAGTGGCAGGACCAGAAACAACGCTACGAACTGGTAGTGGACATCGAGGTTGGTATCGAGAAGGATACCGCCTTCGACCACCCCAACCACTACCAGATGCTCTGTATCGGTCTTGCCTATACTAAAGGCAAGGCGATCGTAATCGGGGAAGAGGCGGTCAAGGATAAGAGTGTCATTGCACTGTTGGACAAGCTTCTCCGACGCTCGAAGCTAATCGCACAGAACGGCAAGTTCGACCTGGCAGGACTGTATCCACTCATCCCGAGGCTGGAGCTATGGTTCGATACGATGTTGGGGCACTATGTGCTGGATGAACGTCCTGGAGGACATGGACTTAAGGTCATGGCCATTGAGCGGCTTGGAGCACCGGCGTATGACGACGCTATCAAGCAGTTCGTTCCTCGCGGAGGAAACTACGCCAATATTCCACGTGAGATCCTCTACAAGTACAATGCGTACGACGTTGCGTGCACTTGGGACCTCTTCGAAGAGTTCGTACCCCTACTCGATGCTCCCATTACTGACTGGCCGTACGAAGACCAGCCAGTACGAACGCTCCGAGACGTTCACGACTTCTTGGTTGAAGCCTCCAACCAGATAATGTACCTGGAGCTTAACGGTATCACGATCGACCGTGAGTACAGCAATCAGCTGCAGGAGGACTACCTCCAAGAGCTCGCAGCCATCGAACTTGAGATCGACAACATCGTCCTACAGAGCACACAGAAGTTTGACACGCCTATCAGTCAGATCAATCCCCGCTCCCCCAAGCAGGTGTCAAACTACCTCGAATCGCAAGGAGTCAGAGTTGCCTCAACCAACAAGGAAACGCTCGCTGGAATCCTTGAGCGAACTCGAGACGGCGTTCCGGTCCACGAGTTCGTGTCGACGCTGCTGGACCATCGCAGGCGGCAGAAACTATACGGTACGTATATCAAGGGCATTAGGAATCGACTCTATAGGGGGCGGGTGTACACAACGTACATGCTCCACGGTACGACTTCCGGGCGGCTCGCTTCGCGTAATCCGAACCTGCAAAACATCGTACGTGATAAGGCAATCCGAAAGCAGTTTGCTGTTTCGAAGCCCGAGAACGTACTGATCCAGGCCGACTACAAACAGGCTGAAGGCCGTGTCATCACCTATCTTGCACAGGACGAGTACCTCCGTTCCATCTTCTGTGATCCAACTCGTGACCTCTTTGACGAGCTCAGCAACCAACTCTATGGAGTCGACAACTGGCGCAAGGAAGTCGAGAGGGTTAGGACGAAGGCTTTCTTCTATGGCCTTAGCTATGGTCGTGAAGCTCTTAGCATCGCACTTGAGTTCAAGATGCCATTGTCAGAAGCCACCAGCACAATGCGTACGTTCATGGACCTTATTCCTGCTACAACAAAGTGGCAAAGTCAGGTACGGCGTCGGGTCCTTGACGGGAAAGAGCTGGTTACACCTTTCGGAAGGCGACGACGCTTCTCTCTGATCACTGATCAGAACAAGAAGGATGTGCTCAATGAAGCATTGTCCTATCTGCCGCAGTCCACTGCTTCCGACATCTGCCTCAGTGCCCTTATCCGTTTGCGACCCTTGCTGCGTGGTATGGCATTCATCCGACTTACGATTCACGACGCTCTTGTTGTCGAGTGCGCGAAACAGCGGCAAGACGAAGTATCTGAACTACTCGCTAAAGTCATGGTCGAAGTCGGGCGGGAGTTCACCGAGTACGTGCCATTTGACGTTGACCTAAGTTCTGGACCTAGTTGGGGGTCATTGTGATCATCTTCCCTGTCCTTCTCATCATCGCCGGTGTGCTACTGGCTGTCGAGACCTACTACTCGACAATCCCTGCAAGTCGTACAGGTGGAGGGCACAGGTACGGCGGACGTACGTACGACAACCAGCGCACGTGTTACGTGTACAACATCAAGGCTGTCGCTGACCGCCTCGAGTACTTCAAGTCAGGAAGGATCACCTCATGAGAGTTCGACTCACGGCCGATGACCTCATCCAGATCGCATCAGCAGTATCCAAGATCGAGCAGCTGAAGGTACACATCAGTCAGTTCGAGAGCAACCAACACGTCGTGGACCTCGAATGGACTAACGACCAGCGAGATGGTACGAGCGTCTCCGTTGTCGGTATCACAGCAAAGCGAGACTATCACAAGCAGGCCATGCGAGGCGAACCAGTTCCTGGGAGGTAGAGTGCCAAGAGGTCAGATCGCAAATATCGGCGACACGATGGTCAACGCTCTTGGCTATCACAATACTCGTGTCGCTACTGGCTGGAGGCTCACGCATCACCTCGTTGCCGAGCAGATACTCCAGCGACCGCTTACAGCTAACGATACTGTAAGGTTCAAGGATGGTAACCGGACCAACTTGGAGCCAGACAACATCGAAGTCCTGAAGAAGCATACAGGATCGCTGAGGAGGAGGAAGGCGATCCTGGAGGCTAAGATCGAGGATCTGCAGGCGCAGCTAGACGAAGTGAACAAGGAGATCGCAGAGCGTGGACAACGTAGCTAAGGGCTCCGACAAGGACTACTGCTCCTCGTCAGCCCCCGACGAGCCGGGACATGTAATGGCTACGCACATGCGAGGAGGCGCACTAGCTTCTGTACGGCGGTGTATGCTATGTGGGGTGGATCGACTTCGACGATCTCGATAACCAGATCAAGTCTTTGATCGAGAAAGCTCTCAAGCGTTAGGGCTGGGAGTAGTAGGGAAAGTAGAATAGACTGAGTCTAACCTAGTTCTAACTCGTGACTTTGTGAGGTCTTTACCCTAGGGTAGCTAGAGGATCTTGCGAGTCTAACTACAGTCTAACCGCTCGTACACTTGGCAGAACTCCACACGGCGAAGGGACGGTTTACATGTTAGTTATGGTAAAGGGACGACGCGAGGGAAAGACTACCGCTCTGATTGACTGGCTCTTTCGGGGTAAGTCGATTCCCCAGTACCCTGGCTGGAACAGGATCATCGTCTGCACTACGCACGCAATGGTAAGGTACACCACTAAAATGGTAGTGGACCGCGTGCGAGAAGAGTCGTTATCTGACACCATCGGGGTTGCCGACCTGCGCAAAGCCGTGTGGAGTGTTGCTGAGCTACAGAGCAACATCCGAGGCAGAGGGGAATTGTTTGACTACGCTGTCGACAACGTGGATCAGCTGCTCATGCAAATGCTACAGACACACAAGTCCCCAGCTGCGATCACAATCAATGGAGAGCCGTGGGTATGATCATCGCCATCGATCCGGGGCCCCATACAGGTATCGCAGCCTACTACCCTCCCCCGAACTTCGGGTGGTACTTCGAGACGTTACTCTTCCTGGAAGGTGTCACACCTGCGAACTGTGCACATTTGTATGACCTGCTCAACTACAAAGTCCAGCGGGGCGATACGATCGTTCTGGAGAAGTTCGAGTACCAGAAGGAAAAGGCACAGACGCGTGAGTACCTGAATTACGACGCTTCTGAGTACGTAGGAGTAGTCAAAACGTGGCACGGCATATATGGTAAGGATCGAGGTGCCGGACTGGCCCTACAGTCACCTTCACAAGCCGTCGGCAAGCATACCGGTGATGATAGGACTTGCTTCTGGGACAACGAGAAGCTCAAGAAGCTCGGACTGTACAAACCTGGCAAACAGTTCAGGCACGAGATGGATGCTCTACGACACCTGCTGTATCACGTCAGCTTCACCTTGAAGGACAACGAGTTCATCAACCAGCTACGATAACAGAAACCTGCCCCGCTACTCGAGGGACCCAGTGTAGGCTGGGGAGTAGCGGGGCAGGAGTTTCTAGGCGGTCGCAGGCTTCCCTAGCAGCATGCGTGCGAAGTAGGACGTGACGGACACCAGGACAGTCTTAGCGAGCGATCCAGCTAGGACGATCCAGTACTCCCTGGTCCACTGGATGTCACTGCTGAATGCTACCGTCAGTACCACCACTACTGCCGCTCCTACGTCCACCAGGAGTCCCCAAGCGAACGTGCGCACGGCGCGGTTGATCGCGTCCTGTTGTTTGAGGATCGGGTTCTCGGACGGGTGCGGGGTTACGAGTTTGGACATCTTGTCCGTCCTTTCCTTTGCGCGTGTATTTGTTTGTGCGTTGTTCCCTTATCTTGGCTGTCGTCACCTGACCGATACGCTTGAGTATGTCATGGACCGACTCGCCTGTCGGGTAGTAGTCAGGGGAGATACCCTTCGCCTGGAGCCGTTCTGCACCACTACTACGCTCGAGGCCCTCCTGGGGAGCTACGCGCTCTTTGCACTTCCTGACGCTCTCCATCATCGAATCGGCAGCATCGTGTTCTGGATTCACATGCGGGCCGTATAGGATGATGTCTATAGCCTCATCAGGATCATCGACTCCATAGTGTGCTGCGTGATTGACGATAGCGTCGTACGGCACGACGTGGAGAAACATCTGGGGCTCGCCGCCACCCTCTGGAGTAATTTCCTTGACGATCTCAAGGTACTTACCATTCTCAGAAGGTCGCGCGTGAATGACTTCGACTGTCATGGTAGACGGAACCCCCAAAGGTTGACGGTCTTAGGATCTGTCCCGGCCCAGGATACAGTCCCGCCACTGTTGTCCTGGGCGGTTATGCACCAAGCGACAGGAACGCTGTTCTTTATAGTGATGATCGGAACCATCGTGCCTGACATCACAGTACTATAGCCCCAAATGAGGCCGCTCCAACCAGAGCCGACATCAATCTGATCAGTAATGAGTGCCTGATGACTGTCGAAAGCGTACCCGGGGAGCCATGTTCCTCGCACCCAGATGCTTTCTGGTTCCGACGAAGACAGCGCAATAAGGACTTCTTCGCCAACTAGTGGCTGGTAGCTTAGGTACGTGTTGCCGCTATACAACAATACCTTACCTCCGTCTTGCTGTCCGATACCCGTCTTGGAAGCAAGCTCCAACACTGAAGAGCCAGAGGTGCCAAACTCCCAAGCGGATATGGTGAGCTTGTTGGAGTCTCCGCCCATTGGCGTGAATTGGATCTCTGGGATGAAGCCTTGCTTGATGCGAAGTACTTCAACGCCACTGTCGTTCTGGATAACGATATCACCTCCTCTAACAGTCAGCTCGCCTGTGTCGATAGAGGTGTTACCGATACGCATAGCAGTTTCTAGATCGGCTATGCGCTTCTCTAGTTTGATTACGACGTCGACCAGATCTTCCCTATCCCTCTGACGACCCATCTTCATCTCCCTCAAAACTTAGGCGGGTCATTTCCACGTTCCCACTTTGCGGCGGATAATACTCTGCAGCTATTACGCGCGTGTCCTGCTGGAACTTGTTTGGGTACCTTGGATCCTTGATGATCAATCGGCACGTGTCGCCAATCGCGTTGCCGTAGAAGGCTTCCTTCACCTCTACCTTGATAACGGATCCAGGAGCTTTCTTGACGTGCGCTTCTTGCGTTGCTATGGACGTCAAGATGTCGAGGTCCGCGATGTCCTTGTGGCTGCTAGTAACGTCGATACGTGGGTGTCCGCCACTAATCAGGTCCGCGTGTACGACAGTAACGATGGGCATTGATTCACCCTCACCACCTCCGGCAGTGAACAAGTGTGTGCCAGAGCTTCCAATTGACGAGGTCTCCCAGTAGTTGAATATGTTTCCAGGATACTCGAAGACCTGAATCGCAACGCTGTCGCTCTTAGAACCGATAGTTGGATATCCCCAGCGCACTTTCCGTGTGTAGACGCCTTCATTCCTGACGGTATCGACGGTCCAGTCGAACCCGTTATCACCATCAGCGAGACTATCTATAGCGGCGCCGTACGTACGTAGTTCTGTAGCAAGGATTTCGAGCGTGCGCAGCTGCGCTGTTGACGCGAACACTGGTGGCTCAATGTCGGGAGCATTAGCATCAGCTAACATGTTCAACCAGAAAGTTCGGAATATACTGATCTGGTCCACGTCTATGAATGACTGGTCTTGTTCGATGACGCGCATGTGTGGATAGGCTCGGAAGCCCTTGCCGAACAGCTGTACCGACTTTGCTTGCGCTTGGTACGTGCGACTGGTGAGTAAGAAGTCGCCAATGATTTGAGCGTCACGCTCCATGACACAGAAGCAGCGACCAGGAATGGTGGCAGAGACCAAGGAATCGTTAGTCTTGCCCGGCTGGTCCAGATGGAACGTACCACGGTACTCCGAGCCATCGAGCTTGGTGTTCACGGACACACCTTGCACTCGGATTTCCTGAATGATACGTCCCGTGAGCACGTCACCGAACATATACGTGACCTCTGCCACCACTTCTCCTAGGCTAGCAGGTCGACGATACGGGGAAGCCGATCCGGGCCGAGCAGTTCGCGAAGAACGTTCGCCACTGCCTCATCAGGAGTGGTCTCGTCGGACAGCTTGGCCAGTAGCGCCTCGTCCACGTTTGTGACGGCCGTGAGCATCTCAGCATCTCGGCGGGCCAGCTCTGCGCGATCGGCGTCGAACTTCGTTGTGATGGCTGCCAGCTTGGCCTTGATGTCGTCGTCGACCAGATCGTTGACGCTCCTGATGAGTAGGTCTAGCTTGGCAGCGTTCTCGGCCGCATTGGTGTACAACATCCCCATGACCCAGAGTGTGGTGCTACCCTCGGGAACGTTTGCCATACCTCGTCCGTTGTACTGCCACGGGAAAGCTCTCATTTGCAACTCGGTGAATGCCATGTCGTCCTCCGTTACCCATAGGTTTGCACGCTGGTTGACACGCGATCGATACCAAGAGATATGCGACCACTTGTCGTGTCCTGACCCTGTGTACTGCTTGAGGACCTTAACACCATTCCACCGCGCCCAGTAGTACACAGGCTTGTCAGCCCAAGGCTTGCCGATGAACTCACAGATCATCGGCAACTCGCCATTCATCAGGCGAGCCAACACGTTCCGATGAAGTGCCCTCAGTGTGGGATTGAACTCATGCGAGAAATCACCTGCGCACGCGTAGTCCCAGTCGACGTATGGTCCATCTGATCCGTTAGGATCCTGTCGCCGCGAGTAGTCAGTAGCAGGAACTTCATTCGCAGCACGATGGAAGCCAGACGGATGGTTGGTGAAGTTGTCTGCAGTGATGCCGAGGTTCTTACCGCCCAGCGCTAACCACTCCGCCATCTCCTCCTTGATCACCGGAGCTGCTACTGCCATCGTCTTCACCTCCAAACTCTTCCTTCAGTCGTGCGCGAACATCGTCGAGTTCAGGATCAGACAAATCCTGAGTCCACTCTTCTGGCTGGCTGTTACCTGGGTCTTTATCCACCTGCTTACCTCCCTCTAGAAGTAGGTCGTTACGATAACGAGACCAGGAGTACCATTCCCACCGGCACGAGAAGTAGCACCTGCGATAGCGTTACCGCCTCCCGCACCGAACCCTGTAGCTGCAGCTCCGTTCGACCCTGTAGACAGTGCTGTCTGTCCGCCAGCACCGAACTGACTAGACGCGCCGATCTGCATGAAGGTCTGATCGAGACCAATAGTTCTACCTAGGACACCATGATCACCAGACCTGTTGAGAATGTTAGCACCCGAAGCAGCACCTCCTACGCCGGCAAGTGCTGTAGAACCTCCAGCCGCGTTAACACCTGCTGTACCACCACCGCCACCACTTGCAGTGAAGTGGCTACCAAAGGTAGTGTTACCACCAGCTATACCTGCGCCACCAACGACACTAGTACCGCCAGTCCCAATTGTTACTGCAATCGTTGCTCCGACGGTCGAAGCGTCAATCATCGTCTCGCAGTAACCACCAGCAGCACCCGAACCACCACAAGCGACGTTTGCACCGCCCACGCTGCCGCCTCCAGCACCACCACCACCAACACCACGTGCCCAGATCGACTTCGCACCAGCCGGCTTAGTGTAGTTCCCTGTAACCTGAATGGTTTGCACGTTAACGATGGGAGTAGCGTAGCTCCTGGAAACCCATACGCCACCAAACTTCATCTGGATCTCACCGGTGTCGAAGAGGACAATCACTTGACCTTCGGCAACAGTGTTCAGTGCAGGCTTGTCTGTGGACTTGCAGGGGATGACTCCCTGGCTGATGAAGTCACGATCATCAGTAATCTCGCCAACGCTGATGCTCGTGTCGAGTGCTGCGACATTGACCAGAGCCAGCGGAATAGAGTTCACAGGCAACGCAGGAGCTGCAGGACTACCAGCAGCCGTTCCTGTAACCTTCTCGATTGTCCAAGTGTTAAGAGCGCCGCTGTAGACAGAATCTTGCACGCGAGCAATAACTCGGTCAATACGAGGTAGTGACCCGTGGGCAGTATCCAGAGTAACCTGGAAGGTGGCATCACTAGTACAGATGTACACACCCTGAGTAGCTGCCTGAGTTCCTGGAATGTAACAAATCCCAGATGCCACGTTCAGGGTTAGGTTAGTGCTAGGCGAGACAACCATCCCACCACCAAGAGCAGGTGCTACACCGCCTCGAGCGTTCAAGCTAGCCGCAGAGCTAGCGCCTGCCAGTAGTGCGCCAACGCTCATTCGGTCGTTAGATGCTGTATGCGTAGCGCCAACGTTGGCAAGTACAAAGGGCGGTTGAATTAGTGTCACGACGTCACCTCCAAGCAGGTCGGTATTGAACGGTAATAGCAGTAGGCTCCATCAGTGACAACGAGGCGTTGTCAATGTGGATGACATCTGTTATTGGTGGAGTTGATCCTTCCAGGACCATAACTCTTCCTTGTGCAGTCAGAGCAGGGGCAGTATATTCCTGACTCAGCAGTGTCCACGTGTTAGCGGTTACAACCGTAGGCGTTGCTGACGTCGAGATATACGTCCCATCCGCTTCATGCCAGTTACACGCGATTGAAACGCTGCGTGTGGTAGGTGTACGCACTCGTGCCTGCAATAGGTGCTTCCTGCTAGCGATTGCCTGGACAAGCTCCGACCGAGCTTCTACAGTTGCTGTAACACCGTCAGGAGTGAGCAGTAGGCTGAAGGCCCCTTCATACACTTGCGCGCTAGACTGTGCAACAGTACCACCCACAGCTGCCCAAGGGCTAGCTCCCGACTCAAATGTTGTGATCGAGTTTTGTGCCGGCCCCGGAGTTAAGTTGCTCGACTCTGCACGGAACCTAATGTAGTTGTTTCCTGGATACAAAAAGAACCAGTCAGGCTCGCGAAGCGCTGTCCGACGGTTGGCACCGTTAACCGTAATCGAACGGGTCTTCGTGTCAATGAGCATCGTGTCACCGGCAAGTAGCTCAATGTCCAAGATCATGGTGATGCCAAGTGTATCATTGACGATCTGCATGTTCTTAGCCGGCCCAGGAATACTTATCACTAGAGGCGTAGGACGATTACCTCCAACAATGATGTTCACACCATTAGCAATGGCAGGGGCACCGTACCCGTAAGGGTAGCCTCTAGGATATCCTCGACCAGTAACAATCAGTTCACCCTGAGGAACAGGAACGGTTTGCAGCTCGGCAGAGTAGATACGCGGATCCTCTGCAGTACAGATGAACTGCACTTCTGCAGTACCTAGACGTCGTGCCTGTGTGCTAGCGTACCTACAGCCTTGTGGCTTGACGAATGCTACCCGCTCACTGACGCCAGGATGCTTAAGGTACAACGGCATGGGCAACGTACTAGGCGCCCAGTTCATCTTCAAGTCGTCTAGGAACGGTTCAAGAGGTGCACCCTCACCACTGTATACCGTACCCTCAATAATGATGGGCCGCGACTGCTCGAACTCAGCATCAACGAATCCGCCATCAGTACCTTCGTGGTCGTGCTCAGTCACCCTAGGCGGAGCGCTATCAAAGCCTTGGACATTAGTAACGTCCACGAAGGGAGGTACAAGTGAATCAGGGTTCAGGATAACGCCGTCGTCGCCTAGCATGTATGAGAACTCATCAACAAGAGCCATTACCCGTTAAGCCTCCCTTCTAGCTCCCAGCCCAACTCCGCCGCATGCTTACGCGGATCGATCTCTTGTGTATTGACCGTGATGTAGGTATTCTTGGTTACGTTCTGTGAAGTACTCGGCGGCATGAATGGCGGCCGTCGCGAATTGGCAAACTCCACACGGCCTGTGCCACCTGCTCCACTAAGCGCGAGCATTTCGGAGTGCATCCTAGTCGCCTTGCGCATCTGGTTCTTGTAGCCGATCAAGTAGCCTTGTGCAGTGTTGACACCGATGCCCTCGAAGACCTTTGACGGCGACTTGATGCCGAGCGACTTCTTGATGGCCTTAACCAAAGCGTTGGCGATCGCTTGCATCTGCTTAGTGATGGCCGCTGACTGCGACTGCAAGCCCTTGACTAGGCCCTGCGCTGCAGAGATACCAGCGTTGTACATCTGTCCAGCAACGTCGTTGCCTGTGCTAGCAGCTAGCTTGCGAATGTCGTCCTGTATGCGGTTGATCTGCTGGATGTCGGCAGAGGTAGCCTGAGCCAGAGTACCTGTAATGGCTCCTGCAGCGTCAACGCCAGCCGACGCAAGGTCTGCGATGCTCTGCTTGCTTAGGCCCTTTGAGGCTAGTAGCGCTAGGTCGTTAGAGAACTTCGCCAGAGCTGCGTAGCGCGCCGCCAAGTTAGTCTTGAGTTCCTGAGGCGTTGTGCCTTCTAGGTTAGTCAGATCAGCTGCTTGCGATAGCTGATCACGAATCTTGGCAGCGAGTTCGGCTCGAGCCTTCCACTGGTCGTTCAAGCTTTTCTGTGCCGCCGCTAGCTTGGCGTTAACCTTCGCCCGAGCAGCTTCAAGCGCCAACAGCTTCGACGTGTCCTTCGTCAGCCTCTTCCGCCACGAAGCTGTCATCTTGCGAGAAGCATCACCAGCATCGAGCGACTTCATTACCGAGCTGGTCAGACTAACCATGGCGTTCTGAAGTGCCTTGCGGGAACCCTTAATGCCATTGATCATACCCTGAATGGTGTTCGCACCAATGTCCCGGAACCTCGTTGACGGTGAGTGGATACCCAGGAAGCCAGTAACAGCGTTCACTGCACCCCGAGCAGCGTCTCTCGCTGCATTAGCTGCAGCACCGGCCATATTCCTAATGCCTTGAATGAGCCCATCAATCAGTCGTGCACCGGCCGAGAGGAAGTTACTATGAAAGTTGAGGACAGCAGTTCTTGCACCCACTAGGGCCTTGAGTATGTTGACAACGATTCCGGTAGCCCATGCACCCATGGAGTTACGGAAGTCTTGGAAAGCCTTCCAGGCCGACTTGACCCAGCTGATGACCTCCATGATCGCCTTGCGAATGGCGATGAAGATACCGATAGCAACTGTGACAACAGCTATGACTGCTAGTACGGCCGCGACGAAGGGTCCGACGAACGCTACAACCAACACGCCAATGACTACTGCTGCAACAATGGCGAGCCACTTAGCTACCTGACCTAGTATTGCTAGGATCGGCTTGAGCTCAGATTGGTTCTGCTTCCACCAGCTCGACAAGACTATGATCGCAGGAATGACTACGTTAGTGATCATGTTACCCAAGACCTCAAAGGCCTTGCCTACGATGTCCTTGATGATCTGCGCAGCTTCCTTGAACTTAGGAAGTATGTTCTCCTGGAACATCGTGAGCAGGCTTTGTAGGACTGGCAACAGGTGTGTCTGGATTGTGTTCCAGAGTTCCCTAAGCGGCGGCAACAAGTTCTCTTCGAACTTCGCCTTAACGTCCTGGGCGAAGGCGACGATAATGCCCCAAGCCGTCTGGATGCCTGAACCGATCTGATCTATAAAGGCTCTGAAGGACTCGCTGTTCTTGTATGCGAGTACGAATCCGGCTCCAAGCGCAGCTATGGCACCTACTACAAGTAGAACAGCTGCGACGGTCAACAGCATCGTTCCGGTAATACTTGCTAGCGCCACTATGAACACTGCGGAGACGCCCACCAAGGTCGCAAGACCACCCACAGCGATCATAATCACAGAACCCCAAAGCAGGAACTGTGCGATGGTGTTCTTAGTGCCTGCTGGGAGCTTGTTGAACCAGTCAAGCAGCTGAGTCATCTTGTCTAGGAGCTGACCGAAGGCAGGTATAAGCGCCTTGCCGATACCTTCTTGGACCAGCTTCCACTGGTTGCGAAGTGTCGTGCTCTTAGCGACTGTCGACTCTGACATCTCACCGTAAGCACGAGCGAAGGCGCCGGTATCGCCTTCCATCTCCTTCAACATGTCCTGGAAGAGCTCGAGGCCTCCCTTTGTCAGGAGCATGTTCTGGAGGAAGCGTCGAGCCTCGATCGTCCCACCGGCACCCTTGAGAGTATCAAGGATTGATGCAACGCGGTCGGCGGGCGGAAGCTTGTTTAGTACCTTGCGCCAATCCTCCATCACGTCGACCATCGGCCTGAACTTGCCCTTAGCGTCCACGACTTGAACGCCGAGCTCTTTCAGGTTCTTGATCGTCTTCGGATGCGAGAAGGCGTCGAAGGCTCGAGCAACAGCTGTACCTGATCGTGCAGCTGACACGCCTAGTCGAGTCGAAGCAGCGAGCGCCGCAGCCATAGTCTCAATCGACTGCCCAGCTCGCACAGCCGATGGAGTAACCAGACCAATACGTTGCGCCCACTCTTCGTACGTACCGACACCTTCCTGGACGAGCTGGAACTGAATGTCCAGGATCTTGTTGACGTCCTTGAGAGGTATCTGGTAGGCGTTCATCAGACCAATAGTGGCCCGAGAAGCAGTCTGAATATCTACCTGACCTGCAACGGCTGCCTTAGAGAAGGCGCGCAGGAGCGCTTCGGCCTGAGGTAGATTCGCCTCCGTCGAAGAGAACACGTCGAACAGTGCTACCTGAATCTCTTCGAACGGTACAGCGATATCACGTGCTACGCGTCGACCTATTTCACCTAGCGCCTCTAGGCTGGGTTTGAAGCGCTTGTCGACCTGCGTATACGTGAAACGTACTTGACGATCGTACTCCGCAGCTACGTCAATGGCCTGCTTGAGGCCGTAGGCAACTGCTGCACCAGCAGCCATTGTCGCTACGCCCATTGCAGTGGACGCGTCCCCGGCGTGCATGAAGGATCGCTGCAGCAGTTCAGATCGTTGCCGTGCCTGTGTTATGCCGCGTGCCTGCTCATCATAGGCTCGAGCGGATGCCATGACAGCACTGATCTGAGCCTTCGTAGCACCTGTTACGCGTAGGTGTTCAGCGTATGCCCTAGCACCTGCAGCCTGTGCACGAGCGCTAGCTGCATCAGCAGTAGCAGACGCCCGACGCATTTCACGACTAATGCCGGCAAGCGCTCTCTGCGCATCCTCCTTGGTACGAATAAGGAGAAGCACATCGCGAACACTTGCCGGCATCGCGCACCTACTTTCTGCTTCGCTTCGCTTCAGCTTCCTGGCGCTTGGCTTCGTTAGCCTCCTGCTCGGCGTAGGCCGTAGCGGTACATTCGAGAAGGTACATCAGTCTGCCTGGCTGATCTAACAGACCTCCAGGACCCGGAAGGGTATTGAACTTCACGCATGACGAGTAAATACTGACTAACTCTACTACGTCCCCTTCTTTGTCTGGCCTACCAGCCAAGACGTAGGCACGCATGCGCGGGATCAGTTTCCCTTTTCGATGTCCTCGAAGCTGTTCATAGTGTCGATCAACTTACCGACCTCTTCACCGATTTTGGCCTGTAGCTTGTTAAGGTCGGCATCCTTGTGAAAGTCCAGCTTGCGACTGTCAGTGTCCTCCAGATTGTGATCGACGACGAGATTGGCGAAGTCCCAACGAGCAATACGCGCGACGGCCATCTCGATCTCGCCAGCGAACTCTGAATTCTTGTCGCCGCTCACCTTCATCTTGCCCTGAAGGCTCGTGCGGAGCAGACGCTCGCCGTACGACATCTCTCGTACGACTACGAAGGCACCCTCAAGCGTCGTGAGCTCGTGCCTCTCTGTTACGTTCGTTACAACTGCGACTGGCACTTTAGTCCTCCCTCTGAACTGTGCCTCTGCGAAATCACTTAACCAGTCAAGCCAACTGACGATTACGGTCGCCAACCAGATAGCCTCGACTAAACTCAGGTGAGGTTCTCCAGCGTCTTGACTACCAGCTGGTATGCCGACGGTGAGCCGAGAATACCAGTGTACGCGATGTTGCCCCGAAGTAGATCACCTTGGCCCGACAGACCGACTTCGTACGAGTTCTTGATGGCGACCGGAATCAGCATCGAGATGTTGTTGTTCACGCCCTTGGTAGCCTTCAGCGTGATGCTCTGGGACGTGAGAGCCTTGAAGGCATTGAAGTCGACCTTGCTCTCGAAATCCCGACCTAACGTCAGTCCGACGTTACGCTCACCGTACTTGACGAACTGCGCTCCACGACCGGTGCTCTTCGCACGGAACTGCGGCTCGGCGTTGTCTTCGATCGTGAACTCGAAGGTATCCGTATCGAGTACAGGTGTTGACGTCGGGATCTCGATGTCATACGACCCTGCACCGTACGGAGTAGTAGTACCCCACGTAGTTACGGGAGCTGCTTCCGTTGCCTCGTCAGCGCCAACGATACTGACGTTGAACCCTAGCACACCATCGCTCAAGGCGAAGCGGAAGCTCGAGACCACACAGCCGACGAACCCGAACACCAAACCATTCCGCACGACGGTGATCGACAGCGTCTGGACAGGAACGGCTGCAGCTGTCGGAGTGATCGTGTAGATCCAGTTTGGAGTCGTTCCTGTCTTCACGACTGTAGCACGTGCAGCCGTGAAGAAGTACGGCAGACAGTCGTCGAGAGCATCCATCTCGATGTCGCCCTCAACGTGCGTGTCACCAGGAACAGCCCAGATGACGTCAGCCGACTCACGAATGGGCCGACGGTACTGGGGCTCGCCCATGTACTGCAGCGACTCGTTGTTCACAGGAATGAACTTGGTTGGAGCCTCGTACGTTCCTGAGACGGTCTCGAGAGCAATGCCCACGACACCACTCGCACCAATGCCCGGAGCCATTAGCCCTCCTTACCCTTCGTTGCTGTCAGCGTGACTTCGACGCCTTCAGGTACGTTATCGGTGATGAGCGGAATCCCGGCGATGCGCATGAAGGTCTCGTTAGCCTCTAGCCCGAAGGTCTGGGGCTCGTCCTTCTTGAATACGCCTAGGCCGGGAACTACTCGATCGCTGTCTGACACAACTTCATACTGCAGCATCACGCCCCCAGAAGACGAGTCTTCGACTTGCCGTTCCAAGTAATTCGAACGGCCTGGTAAAGTGTACCTTCCTTAATCGAATACCCAGGGTCGATGCTGGTGCACCAGCCGTGGATCACGATTCCCTCTTCGCCTGTCGGTCCGATAAGCGTTAGGTTCTGATCGAGAAAGCTAACAATGCCTTCAGCGATCGTCTCTGACTCCAACTTGTTCGCCAGTGCAGCTTGAACCTTCGAGTGGTACACAAGAATGTAGCACTCGTGATTGTTCTCGACAACTCCACCAGGAGCAATGCCACCGAGCGGACGCTGTGTGGGGCCTGCCTCAATACATACCGTAGGGGTACTAGGCAACTTATCCTGATCACCGTAGAACAGGCTTCCAAGAGGTCCCAGGAGCGCGAGCTTGTTCGCAGGGAAGTTGAGGAGCAGGTGAATACGCTGGGCAACCTGCGACGGCCACTTAGCTGGTGCCACCGAACACCCCCGCTCGTCGAGCACGCTCTTCTAACCAGTCTGCGAAGATTTCCTGAATGTCGTCCAAATCCTCATCCTGGAATACTGCGAAGGGGCGTGCAGGAATAGTCGCGGTTCCTGCAGGGGCAGGTCCGTGAGACACTAAGCGCTTGTCGAACAGCTTGAAGCCGAGCTCGTCGATTTCCTTCTTGTCAGCTTCCGGACCAAGAATCTGCTTAGCCTTCTTCTGGTAAGGTTCAAACCACTTGCCGGCACCAAAGCTGTTACCTTCAATGCCTCCCTGGTGAACCTTGCCGTACCAGATTCTCTCAGGCAAGTCCTTAATGGTTGCTGAGGTTGTGGTGAGCGTCCAGATACTGAGTGTCGTAACACCTCGCCGCAGCTTACCTGTGCGGATCAAGATAGGCCTGGACGACTTGCGCTTCCTAACAGTCGGCAGAGCTAGAGGCTCCCAAGGAGGACGGCCACCCACCGTGAAGTTCTTCCTGATGGACGGGATCATCACTTCCTGGATCGAGCGCTTTAGCGGCTCGCGCATCGACCTAATATCCATGCGAAACTTATCAACGTTCTTAGCCACGATGCCCAGCGAGGGCTTGAACTCGAAGGCTGTGATCTGCTTATCGAAACGCAGGTTCGCAATGGACAAAGCGATTTGAGAAGGTGTCACCATATCGCCAGCAGACATGTTGACCTCCTCTCAGAAAACTTGGCCCATAGAGAATGCTGCAGGACCCAATGACGGATCTTGGCTCGTAGGACGTTGGGCAGACGACGCATCGTTAGGGTAGAACGAAGGCATCCCAACTTCTGGGACACCTGGCAGTGGAATGTCACCTGTCTGAAGACCTAGCATCAAGGACTCAGCATTGGCCATCAGCCGTGCTGCATACACATTGGCATCTTCATCTTCGCTGTACGTACGATCGTAAATCCACGACACGTAGGTCTTGGTAATGATCGTCTTGACGATGGCCGGAGTGTTTGAGCTGTCCGTCCACGTACTAACATCGTAACCAAAGCCCTCAATGCGAGCAATGATTTCGCCTTCGAGCTGGTTGAGGAGAGCATTATCAAGTGCAGCAAGAGCGACGCCCATCTTGGAGGGCTCTCCCCAAGCTGCCGCTTCTGGCTGCGTGATCCTAGCCATCTCTCCTCCTCTTCGGTATTGGGGGACTGGGGTCCCTCCCCAGAGCTCCCAGTCCCCCGCACTCCGCGCCTACTGACCGCTTGCCCCAGCAGCAGGGGTAGCAGGTCCACCAGGCTGCTCGCCGGACGAAGAGCCAGAGCCTGAGCTCTTCTTCCCCTCGTCCGACTTGGAGTCGGTACCGTCCTTGCGCTCTTCGAGCGCGCCAGCCTTCCAGAGAGCCTTCATGTCCTCCGGCGAAAGGCCCGTGACCTTGTCCCCGACCTGGAAGATCTTCTCGCGGTTCTTACTGGGATCGTTCTCGTCGACGACCTCAGCCGACTTGATGCGGTTGAGCGCGTAGAAAGTCGATGCCATTATTACACCTCCCTAGCAGAAGAAAGAGAACCGATCACACGTCCGGAGCGAGCACGTCCTTGATCAGGTAGCCCGCGACCTGCTTGGAGGTGCTGTCGACTGCCGTCATCTTGACGTCGTACCGACGCCGAACTCGAACGAGGTCGGAAACCCGCTTCTCCTCGCGCCACCGGTCGACGAACTGCTGTCCCCACCGAAACTCGTAGCCGTACGCAGGGATCTTGAGTCCCGGGCGATCTGGAACCCACGCCAGGATCACGTCGTCGCCCCAGATGTACGAGAGCGACTCAGCTGCACCGTAGTTGGCTGCGGCATTGTAGCCACCGCCCGGAACGATCCACCTGCGAACACTGGTGAGCGCCTGCAGGAGCTCTGTCGAGAAGATGGCCCGCTCCGAGTACCGGATACGGTCCAGGAACTTCGGGTGCTCTTCCAGTGCCGTCATCACCTGGTAAGGAATGACGCCCAGGTTGGGCTCCATGAAGATCTTGGAGTGGACCATCGTACGTGCTACGCGCACGTCCTTGATCGGATCCGACGTGGCCGACGCGGTATTGTCCCACTGAGCCGCGAGCGCCAGGTTGGTCGAGTGGTTGGTTGCGTAGTTCGCAGCGGTGATCGCCAGGTTCCTAATGATGAGCTCACGACCTAGCATGATCTTGCTGGTCACCAACTCGGTGGCATCGCGGTCCGGTCGAAGCGGCGAGTCAGCGTTCTCTCGCTCTTCATCCGTCACAGCGATCTCGAGCGCGTGCTCCTTGGCGTAGTACGGGTTCAGAGAGACCTGCATGCCAGGGATCTCGTTCGCCTCAGTACCCGGAGCACGCTCATCGCCACGCTCGGGGAACCAACCTTCACGTCCGAAGACGTAGTACAGATCCGACTGCTTGTTCACGCCAACTGCCGGGAACAGCGCATCGCCGACGAAGCCGTTGTTCGGCCAACCGATGCTGATCTGAGTCAGGACCTTATCGACGTGGACGTTGCCGCCACCCGTCGGGTTGTAGACTGCCATATCGGTATTCCTCCCTTCTCAGATTAGAGCGTCCGGCCGTTGGGCGTGAGCAGAACGTCGATCCACTCGCCGTTGGCGACTGGAGCCTGAAGCGCGATAGCGACCACCTTGTTGCCAGCTGTAGCAGCCAAGATAGCCTGCCCTGAGGCATCTGACATGAGCTCGGAACCGAGTACAATGCCAGTGAATACACCTACCTGGACCTTGCTGATGCCGAGCATCCGAACGTTGACCTGGGCGTTGCCCGTAGCACTGTCCGCAGCATCGATTCGATCCTGACACACGCCGACAGTGAAGATCGTCGCAGCGGTCTGCTGGAGCACGCTCGTCTCGGTCGCGAACTTCATGAACCGATAGATCGCCTGAGCTGCACCAGAGTTGCTGAGGGCAAAGCCCTTGTCGAGAACGTAGTTTGGACCCATTGTTTACCCTCCCCTCAGACCTTGAACGAGTACGAGTCGTTCTGGTACTCGGTGAACAGCTTCGGATCGTCCTCGAAAACCTGCATGAGGGCGTCCGAGCGGTCCATGTCCTTGTTCTCGGTCATGAGCTTCTTGGTACGCTCTTCGACAACGTCTTCGGCCTTCTTGCCATCGGTACGACGACTCGTCTGCACGCCTGCACCGACCGTCTCGCCCAGCTGTACGGTGCCGTCGCCCGACTTCACCTTGTCCAGCATGTTGGTGACCAGCTCGTGGAGCTGCGTCGGAAGCACCGTCAGGAGCTTCTCAGCCTCAGTCAGAACGGCCGGCGACAGGATCTGGTTGCCGGTCTTGTACTCCGACAGCTTCACCGCGACAGCGTTCTTCTTGTTCTCCTGCATCAGCTCGGCCAGCTGCTTCTGCTGGGCGGCCTGGTCGGACAGCAGCTTCGCGATCACCGGGTTCGTCGCCGCGAGCTCGGACAACTGCTTGTCCAGATCCTTCGGCACATCTTCGACGATCGGCTTGCCATCCTTGTCCACACGCTGTGCGGCCGTAGTGGCATCATTGGGAACGCCACCAACGGTGGTCGTCTGGGTCGCAGGGGTGTTCGGCGCGTGGGTAGTCGCGGTGTGATCCACCGGAGCACCTCCTGGCGTCACACTCTGCTGGCGAAGCGATGTGGCTCGCTCGAGGACCTGCTCTTCCGATGCGTCCTCAGGCAGGCCGAGGTTCGCCCGAAGCTTCTTCGGATCCACGCCTTCCTCCTTTTTCGGGTTGTCGGCGAAACTGAGTTCGCTCAGGTTAAGAGGGAGCAGGTCCTTAAGGAAAGGCCTATTGGTGATCCCCCCGCCAAACAGTACGTCTACGTGCTCTTTCCCCGCAGCGTCAGTCCACTTGTCCTGAAACTCTGGGGAGAAGTACCTGTACGCACCCTCCCTGATCTTACCTACAGCCGTCTTGGTCCAGTCAACGAGTAGCCAAAGCGCACTGTTCTCGACCTTGGCATCCTTGACCCACCCAGCAGCTTCACGTCCCTTGGTGGGATCCAGCTTGTGATCGTAGTCGACATCGGGCTCAATGCCCCGAACCTTCGACTTCACGCTGTCAGCGAAGCGCATCAGACGATCTGGGGTGAAGGAGAGCTTACCGTACCTCGGGTGAACGTAGTCACCAACGCGCATAGCCTGAATCCAGCCACGTCCATTCTCGTCCAGGACGATTGACCGGAGATCGGCGTAGAAACCGAAGCGCTGGGTCACCTAGAACCTCCTAACCCTACCCTAATTATATAGTAGTCACACTAAGAAATCACGGGGGCAAATTGATCTCCCATGTTTAACACACGCCCTAGTCTCGAACAAAACTCCACACGGCTGATGTAACGTGTTCATGAACCTCCCGACTTGTCTTTGCCTGCGTTACTCCTTGGAGGGTTCGCTGAAGGACTTGCTTGCCTAGGACCCTTAGCCGGAGCAGCTGTCGGAGGCTTCGGCTTGTTCGGCTCCCCGCCAGCTTCTCCTTGCGCAGGATCGCCCGGCGCCTGAGGTGCTTCGACCTCCTTACGGGTTTCGAAGTCGATTGGCGGCAGGTCGTTCTCTGCACGAAGGAAGACTTCCAGCCGCTCATCCGGAGTCAACAGGCCGGCTCCGACGTAGTTCCGCAGCGTGAACGACTGCGTCCGAGCGTCTTCCCATTCACCAATTCGCCGAGCCCGAAGCTTAGGTAGTTTTACACGTGAGTAATTCAAGTTAACCAAGTCCGGGATCACATGCTGATTGATTGTGTCGGTAATCAGCTCTGCAACGTACCGAGTAGCCTTGTAGAACGTCTCCAAGGCTTCCTTCTTGGTGTTCGCAGCCGTCAAGAACGGCGCCAACACATTCGCCAGGATCATGTTGTTGTGGTGCTCGACCGACTTCATACAGTCGACCGGCTGCCCTTCGAGCTCGGCGAAGATAAGCTCCCAGCTCGGAGGCAGCGTCACGTGTGCCCGCTCGTTCGTACGAAGGTTTCGGCCTAGGTTCTCCGCGATCCTCTTGTCTTCCTTCGTGAAGCCTGGCGGAAGCTTGACGACCGGAACGCCGATGCCATGACGTTCCTTCTGGATGGCGTCGATCTTGTACAACGCCTGCTTGAACGTGAAGTGCATGTAAGCGGATCGAAGAACCGAAGTGCCACGCAGATCCCCAGCCTCTGGCTCGTGCGAGAAGATGGCCAGCTTCTTGATCGCGATAAAGACACCCTGCGAATCGTCAGCAGGATTGCCCATCTCCGGAGGCTCCATCACGACGCCATCCGGACCGCCGTGGCTATCCCAAAGCCACTCGCGCACGTCTGACGGGTGCCGAGGAGCCAGCTTGCGCAGACGCACCTTGCCGTCAGAATCCAGCTTGTACACCTTCTCCATGATCATGTGACCGTAGTCGATCATGAGCAGGATGTCTTCCAGAATCCGTCCGAAAGACACATTCAGGTGCTCGCCGCTGAAGAGGTTTTCGTGTACGAACTCTGCGACGTTCTTGTCCCTAGTACTGTCGGAAGCCGGCTCAACGAACCAGTGCGCACCTAGAACAGGCGTCTTGTACACACGGAGAGCGCCACGGATAATTCCGTCGATACGCTTCATCTTGTAGTACTCGTTGATGCCGAACTTGTCGCGCAGCTTCGGGTTGTGCTCTTCCCTCGTCCACGAAGTCCACGGCGAAGGGCTAGAACTAGCCAACTCAGGCCCGACAGCTACCGTCTCGACAAGCTGCGTACTCTCACCACGCTCGCTGACAATGATGTAAGGGTTCTCGCCACTCTCAGCAGCCACCAGCTCGTACTTGTCAATGATCTCCTGCAGAGCGACCGAGCCAGGATCTTCCTCTGTCGGCAGCTCGAAGAGAGTTCCCTGTTGTGGTGTATCATCCCACCCTAGGTCGTTGACAACAACAGTCATCAGAACTCCATCTTGGAATTGAAGAAGGTTTCCCTGCCAGCGCCAAAGAACTCACGCGCATCTCGTTCATTGAGAGTCACGTCAGCCAACGTGTAGATGTCGCTCAGCCTGGAGTTACATCCGAGCTTGTAGATGTGCATGAGCCCGTAGCGAAGTGCGTCGAGTGCATGGTCGTCGTGCTTCTTCGCCTGCTCCCGCACGTTAATTTCCGGGCGCGTGTCCGGAGCTCGATAGTTATTGAATTCGCGGATGAGATTTGTACACGAATGATCGATGTACAGTCGCGGCTCCTGACGAGGTGTCCCGTATTCGTCGGTAACAACTAGGCCTCCCCCATCAGGCGTGTACACATCCTGCAGCTTCAAGAACTTCTTGACCATGTCGATGCCCTCACGCCAGTTCTTCTTGGCGTCAGGCTCCGTGAACGTCGGAACGAAGTGCTCGGAGAGCGTTACTCCTGCCTCGGGATCGGCCGCATCTCCGAATCCGAGATCCAGGCGATACCCAGGTGGCTGTGGCAGGTTTCGCATCTTAGCAATGTGTTCCGCAAGCTGTCGATAAGCGAAATAGTACTCCCGCCACACATGCACGTTATCCCAAGGGTCAATTTGGAAGAACACAGCAGCAAATGGATTGGTGAATCCGAAGTCGAAGCCAACGTAAGAAGGCCAGTCCGGGTTAAACTTGACGGAACGGACATGCGTGGTCTCATTGAACTCGCCATAGATCTTCCCTACAAAGGCACTGAAGTCAGCACCGTACTCCTGAAGGAACCACTCACGAGCTGTTGTGCGCTCGACGAGCAGGATCTCTGGGTCCTTACGACCCAGCGGGTACACATAAGGGTTCTCCCATGAAGGGAACTGCCAGGACTCGAAATCCGGCTCGTCAGGGTTACGACCTGTCTGCCAGATATTGTATAGCCAGTTGTAGCCCTCAGGCGTCGTAGGGAACGTGGCGTGACCGCGCTTGTCCGAGAGCGCCGGCCGAATGAATCGCTCCCACGTATCGTTCTTGTGCTTTGCCGCCTCAGACATAATGGCGAAGTTGAGGCTCTCACCAACCAGGTTCTCTGGGTGGTCAGCACTTCGACACTCGACTCTGGTCTGCCATGGGAACTCAATGTACATCTCCCCAGAGCGCTTATTGTACGCCTTCTTGACCCTCTTGTTCCGACCAAACTGCAGCTGGATGATGAAGATGTTCCAGAGTACACGAAACTCCTTCTCCGCCAAGTCATAGGTCGGCCCTACGATCCACCCGCGTCTATCCGGAATCATAAGGCCAGGAGCTTCCTCCATGGAGCTCATTCGGCTCTTCCCGAAGCGTCGACCGCAAACAGGAACCCTAAACCTAGCCTTCGAGTTGTGGAACAGCCACTGCTTCGGGTGCGGCTCGTAGCCCACGTACTTGAAGAAGTCGTTCTTGCTTACGGCCTTCACATTCACCCCCTAACTAGTACGTCGCTGACACCAGCACTGGCAGACTATTTCAGCGCTCGGCGAGTGCAATCCTAACAGGCGACCTAGCCAACCAGCTCTCCACCCACGCTTCATGCAAACACCCCCTATATTAAACTAGTTGCGCCTTCGCATCCATGGCGCTGGGGACAGCCAAGCATCGAGTAGCAGATGCGCTGAAATGAAAACCAGTCCCAGCAGCAACATGTTGATAGAGCCTAGCTGCACTCCGAAGAGTGCCAAGATGAACACAATCAACGCTGCAAGTGCGAACATGCCTTCTCCTAACAGCTCTTGGGGAGATCCGGATACGGATTGGCTGCCCTGACCTTATCGTTCCGGACCAGCAGCTCCTGGTGCTCCGTGATCTCACGTGCTATCCTTGCCTCGTCGCTGGCGACGATAGCATCAAAGACCTCGGCAAGCGACTTTCGCTCCGCTTCAGCTACTGCAAGCCGTACGGTCTGCGCATCGTAGTTCTGCTTGGAGTAGCGCTCCACGCAATCCGTCAGGCGAAAGAACGCTGTGTAGCCAACAACAACAGCTACTGAGAGCACAGCGATAACAATCCACTGGCCCAGAATTACTTGTCGCAGCTGTGTAGCTGCCGCAGCTTCCGTCCTACCTGGTTTCGGCGTACTATCGTGATCTGTGTCCATACCAAGCCCACTCCCCATCCGCCTAAGCTCAGGGTTCCTATCCAGAACAGTCCCTGTACGTAGTAGGAACAACTACCCAGCACTAGTACGCTCCTCTCGTAGGGCTCGCGGCACAAATGGCGGGTACACCGCTAACCACGTCCCCGTGGGAATACCCAGTAGTATGGGATCAGGTAAGGATCCGTCACGGAACAAGTACATGTACAACGCGGACCCTACCACTATCACCCATACTGACAATACCACCGTTAGGAACCTCAGCTTGAATTGTGATTCTGTTACCGCCACCCCTAGCTCCCAACCTTGGTAAACTCACCCTCCTTGGCTAATCCACAACTCCACACGGCGAATGGTCGGTGTTCCACACCTTAGGACGTCATCTTCCCGGAGTTGTAGTGCTACGCAGAAGGGGCGGCAAAACTCCTAAAGCTCTAGAGCTCGTGTGTAGTTTAGACTTTCGATTAGACTAGTTCTCTTATAGTTCTAACTCGATGACTTTGTGGGTTAAACCCCTTAGTGCGGCTTGAGGATCTTGCGTTTCTAACTAGAGTCTAGCTGATGACCTCCCTATTCGTCCTCGCTGTGGCTCTTGTCGCTTCCACCCTTGTTAGCATAAGCCTCAGCTTGAGAACTGATCTCCTTCACGACCTTGTCGAACAGATCGCTCCAAGGCTCCTTGCCATCATCGCTCTTGCCCTCGCCAGCCTCAACACCAGCGCGGCTCAGGATCTCAGTCGATGCGCGAAGCCGTACGGTCTCCGAAGTAGCGAACCGCGCAAGGTTCACGAGCTGCATGGCAGCCATAGGGGAGGCTTCCTCTATGATGGAGCGGGCTTGCTGCACGGACGTCTGACCGGTCAGTAGTGTACGATCCATCTTCAGGGCCTCGAGATCGGCGTTGCTCACGCCGAACTCGTCATCTGATGCTTCCATAATATCACCCCCTTCCGTACCTCTAGTATATATTAGTCACTTTGGAAAATCACGGTCACGTAGTTAACCTTAGTCCGAAGTGGTTGCTTGCTAGTTTCCATACCACCACTTGTTATGTTTAACTAGGTCCCAAATGGTTGCTTGCTAGTTTCCAGTACCCCGTAGCGGGGTTTACATTATCAGGATCTTGCATTATAATATAGTTAGAAGCAAAACAGCTTCCACCTTCCACGAAAGGATCAGGATCATGACAACCACCGAGATCAACACCACCCCCGAGAACGAGATCGAGATCGACACCACCCTCGTGGACACCCCCGAGGTCGAGGACACCGAGGAGGAAGTCACCGAGGTTCCGGAGCCGATCACCCTGGATGAGCTGATCGCCACCCTCGTCCAGACGATGGGGGACGAGATCACCGCGTACGGCCTCCACTCCCTGATCAACCACACGTTCAAGGCGTTCGGGGTGGACCGGGAGATCCCCCCGCAGATGATGTACAACTACGCCCGGCAGGGTATGATCGTGAAGGGCCACAAGGGTACCCGCAAGTACACCCAGGAGGAGGCGTACACGTTCGTCCTCAAGTACACCGCGAAGAGGATCACCAAGTAGATCCCAGATGAGGGTAGAGGGGCCCGGCAGGGGCCCCTCTCCTTCCTAGTCCTAAGGGTATAGTACCCTTAGACCTAGGTTGGGGAGGGTACCATGATAAGGTTACTGAAAGAGGCCGTGAAGGACCTCTGGGATCCAGGAGTCCAGAATATGCTCATGTGCGGGATTCTGTTCGGGATCCTGCTGGTCGCGTACTCCGGGGACTGCACGAACTGCTACGTCGGATAGGGGGGGGGGTAGGAAAATGGACCGTCCGGAACTGTACATGTATCTGGGTGAGTACATCCAGATGGAGTCGGCCACCTTTACCAGGCCGACTGCGGAAGGGTTCGTGGTCTACATGTGGACGATCCGGGAAGTCGTGATCGATCCTGTGACCGCGTACCAGATGTTCGGGAAGGAGGAGTAGGGTAGGACCACGGGGACGGGCTTCGAAGAAGGGCTCCACATGGGTCGATCGGAGAGGACGGGAGTCTGGTGAAAGGAGTCGGTCCTGGACCGAAGAAGTCGGTCCCGATTCGAAAGGAGTCGGACCCAAAAGTCGCATCAGCACTCGCTGGGAGTGCCTCGGCGGGCGCACGGGTCCTAGAGTCCGATATCGGTCGTGAATTCGGGATAGTCGGACTAAGTTGGAAATAGCGCCTTCTTTTGGCAATCGAACTCCCAACTCCTGATTATTAAGGGGCAGTGTTATCATCGGGTGGAAGCGTGAAACAACTAAAACCGTATAAAACACGCTACATACCTATATATACACATCATAAGAATAATACTACTACGTATAGTTAATGGTGAAATTTAGAACCTGTCAAGCACCGATCTATGGTCTACCCAGATGCGCTCTGTGCAGAGGGATCCACGATCCTTGTGCAGAAAGCGTACCAAAAATACCCGTTGCGTTCAACGAGAGGTCTATGATATAATAGAACTATATAGATCCTTAATCTTACAAAGGGTCGCGTAAATCCAACGAAGGTGAGGCACACAGATCATGCCACTCACAAGAGCTCAGTGCACAGTTTTAGACCCACAACGCTTAGGAGATGTGCGTGTTGTGGAGATTGAATTCCTGGAGGGAGACGGACAGTTCGACGAGTGGCTAGCCCATCCTGTCGCACGTCAACGTCAACTGTTCCCTAGCGAGTTCGTCAAGGCCAATGGCGTCGTGATGTACCAGCGTGAGTCAGGTCGACCCGAGGTCTATCACTTCGAATTTGTCAGCTTCGAGGAGGCCAGAGGGTGGTTCGAGCACATCAACGCCCTGACCTCAACAGGTCACACGAAGGGTCGAAGGGCGACGGCTGTACAGCCGCGCCGGACCTGGAGAGAGATGCAAGGTAAGGACAGGCAGTGGAAGAGGTCGGCACCGATCGAACGTCTAGGTCCCCCACAGTCTCAGGCAGAAAAATTGAAGCTGGGCCGAATTGTGTCGCACGAAGAGTTCTATGGACCTGGGTATGCAAAAGATCTTGAAGAGAACCTCTAGAAAAGTCCTAGGGCACCTGAGATATAATTAATCGATCGACAAAATCTAGGCACTCGGAGGTAAGTAATGGCAACAGGCCGTAAGAGCCAGGCACAGAGACTTAAAGAGGCCTCCGAGGCCCTTAGAGCGAGTCGCAAGGTAGAGCGGCGTGCCGCTGATGTGGTTCGCCTTACCAAACTCCAGAAGGACATTGGGCCGCCTAGTAAGAGGCGAGTCAAGAACATGGCTGGGAAGGCTGCGCCGAGTTGGCACTTGGCAGCCGTACAAGGAGTGCCTGGTGGGAATGGCAAAACCGCGATCTCACGAGCCAAGATGATCTGGGCACCGTACACAGGTTGCAGGGTCGCGAGTGCGCCGGTTGAGGTTCGCCTTACCAGATCAGCACAAAACTCTAACACCACGACGTTCAGGAGCGGAAGGTAATGTACAAGTGCAAGTGGTGCTCGGAGGAGTTCGAGACCGACATCCAACGGAGCGTTCACCACGTGCTGCACCTTCAACTGAAGGACGTGGAAATGGTGAGGCTGGAAGGGATCGAGGAGTACGATCTCGAGGCGCTAGACTTCTGAGGAGGAGAACATGTACGACGACCGGATCACCAAGAAAGCACGCGGCACCGACCACATCAAGTTCACCTGCAAGAACCACCCTAACCTGGAGTGGTCAACCAAGAACATCTCGCCATTCGGCTCGCGCTCGATCTTCTTCAACGGTGAGGAGGGGCGCAGCAAGATGAGCGCGCAGGACTTCTACCCGACGTTCAAGCAGGCCATGCAGATGCTGATGGACGGGAAGCTTCTCGACCGCAAGGACCCGAAAGCCGAGGCGATCGCACAGTTCAACACGGACACCGTTGCTGAGTTGGCTGCGAGGTACGTGAAGCTGGAAGAGGAGTTCGTGTTCGAGTGTGCCTGCACCGGCGGTGAGCTGATCCTGCACCCGAAGTACAAGGACATGCCAAACGTGGAGGCCTGATGAAGACGATGCTGACTGAGCACCAGGTGAAACTACTAGTACGTGCGGTGTACGAGTGGTGCCAAGCGAACAGCTCAAGGACCGAGGACGTCGAGGAGCTGGAGGGCATCGAGTTCCACGAAGAAGATGATGATGTGCGGATCCGCACAGCGCTCGTAACGGCCCTAGTGGCGAAGTTGGGCGGCGGACCGATCATTATCTCCCGTGGAGAGGTGGAAGCCGTGGAAGATGTCGCCTTTAGATACGTTGTGGTAGGAGACGAGCACCTGGTGTTGGAGACGTGGAACGTAAAGGAGCACAGTGAAGGCATCTGAGCTGGTTGCGAAACTGGAAGCTCTGGCCAAGGTGTACGGAGACCTAGATGTGCTGGTCTTCGACGGCCATGATGAGCGCGTGCCTAAGCTGGAGTACAACACCGACATGGAGGACCCTGTCTTCTTGATCACGCTCGAAGAGAGTCCGATGAAGCTGGTCTGCAACTTCCTCGGCTGCTTCCGGCGGCTTGAGCAGAGGGTTGTGGCCCAGGTGCGATTTGAGGAAGACTGTGGAACTACGTCGTACAAGCTGGAGGAGTGCGGCCACTGGGTCATGTGAACTCGGTTGAATTGCGATTCGTACACAGTGAAACACAGCCCACGAAGGGAGGTGATTACAATGCGTGGTTGGGACTGGAGCTGATAGCTCCGTGAGAAGGTAGTATCAGTCACAGGGCTGTGTTGACGAGCTACACAGCGCCCGTGTGGAGTTCTGTGGCTGGTACTATTGGCTTACGATCTTGTAAGGAGGAGTAGCCGTGATACACAAGAATAGGACAGGCGTAGCAATCGTAGACTACATGTGCCGTGAGGGTGATCGTGACACACATGTCGTGATCACCATCGAGGACTCCGGGATCGTGTGTCACTGCGATGACCCGAACTGCGCACACAAGGTGCAGTGTGACAGGAGTTGTGAGAAGCCGTCCGTTAAAGGTCGGCACAGGCAAAAGTCGTACACCTCGATCGAGGAGATGGGGTACTGATGGCAGACTGTTCGAGGTGTGGGGAGCCGGGCGCAACCATTCCTGACCCTTGCTGCGGCGCCCCTGATTGCGACGGCCTGACCAATGTGTCGCATCTCGAGTGCATGCCCCTCGCACTACAACGGATCGAGATGGAGGAGGACTGATGAACCTGAAGGAACGGAACAAGAAGCTCTTCGACCAGTTCACTATCGACGGTACGATAACCTGGGAGGAGTACTACTGGTTGAGGTTCGAGCCGACGGAGGAGAACGTCGCAGTCCTGGAGATCCTGAGCTGGGAAGTCTGCGTCGCACTGTTCGACAAAAGCATCTGGCCGAACGCCGGGATCTACATGGACTACCACTCGCACGTGTACGGCGGGTGCGGGCACCGAGGCCTGTGTACCTGGAGCGTAGACCACGCGCTGGGGACGCCGTGCCAGGCGTACGAGCACTGGGACAAGACCGACAAGTGCTGGGACTGTTCTATTAAGGGAAACTGTCACTGGTGTAACGCAGACACGGACAACAAGTACGGCCTGTGCGGAGCCTGCAAGAAGTTCCCGCCCAGGTAGTAGGAAAAAGATCTTGCGAGGAACCACTTGAATGGTCCTTGAGGTTCCAAGTATAATTAAGTTAACAGCAAAAGCTGCAGAGGGGAGGGGTTCGAATGCCGTGCGAACACACGCTGTGCAACGAGGCGACAAAGCCAGGTATGACCGCCGAGGAAGTACAGCAGATTATCGACTGCCTTGTCGAACAAGGTACGCTGGTGGATTGCGGTAACGGAAGGTACGCCGTCAACGACGAGAAGTACCGGGCGTACGGAGACACCAAGAACTACTACAGGATCTCCGACGGTACGTAGCAACAAGGCCCGAAAGGGCTGCGCCCCTGAAGCTCAGTGGTAGAGCACCTCCAAGCTATGAACGCGGAAGAGGAAGGTACAGGTTCGACACCTGTCAGGGGCACGTAAACATTGATCCTGGAGGAAGGTCATGCCGGACAAGTACAGTAACGACAAGGGTCACTACTCCGAGGGAGGGAACATGTTCGACCTGGACAAGCTGGCCGACATGTTGAACGACGCGATCAACAACCCGGAGTCCTCCGAGGTCAAGCTAATCAAGATCAACTCGGAGCTAGATGCTGCCGCTGCACATGCAGTGCTGAAAGGACAAGGCTACTTCCGCAATATCACTGCCCAAGGGATCTCCGAGCTGGAGGAGAGGCAGCCAAACCATCCCATACCGCGACTGTTCTGGACCACTCGGAGCCTAATGACTGCTCAGGTCTACGGGCTCGCGGCCAGCAAGTTGGCCTACTGGAACAAAATCTAGGGGAGGAACACAATGCCAGGACCGAACTCGAAGCCATCTGCCAAGACCAAGAGCGGTGCAACCGTGAACGGGAAGTCGAAGCTGAAGCACCTGAAGCTGAAGAGCGGAGAGAACCTGTACCGGGACAGCAAGGGCCGTACCCGAGAGGACGTAGTACTGACTCGGGAGTTCCAGGAGCATCAGGAGCGCGTTGGGCGTCTTTTTCCGAAGCAGCGGACCGAAATCGAGGGTCCCGTCGCCGATGACATCATCGTCTCCGAGGCCGAAGCGTTCCACGAGAAGCTGGAGGACCAGTCCGCATGAAGATCGACACGAAAGAGAAGTACGAGGCCAAGCACCGTCGGATCGTGCACAAGAACCGCAACAGGGTTCGCAACGCTGACGTGAAGGGCGACAACGGTACGCTGACAGCCATGGAACCGAAGCACCACTTGCGGTTCCAGAGCATCTTCGATATCTTCCCACCCCTGAGGAAGACCACAGTCTGACGACTGCGCACTTCTGCATGTGGCCTGATAGCTAGGTAAGGACCCGAGTTAGCCCGTCGAGCTAGTTGGTCGGGACCCGCAAGCTGACTCGAGTCGCCACATGCAGGACTCGGAATCGTTAGGAGGTGATAAACATGGGTCATTATGGGGACTCAGAGGACATCCGGACGAATGAGGAGATCTCGGACGACGAGGAAGCGTACGAAGGTAGAAGCTGGGATCTTATGCTAGCCGAGTTAGCGGGGTACGTCAGTCCGATTGGAGATGGTCCACGAGGACCTTCGTCACACCTTCATGACTATGCCGAGGTCGACGTCCGCAACACCATCGCGTTTCAAGAGAACCTGAGGGTACATCGAAATCCGACAGTCCAAGACTGGTACGAGATCGAGAAAGCTCGGCAGCGTGAGCGTGAGGACGCGCACCGCAGGGTGATCGCCGAGCGCATCTCTACGACCTCGCAACAGAGGATCAATGCACAACTGGCAGACAAGAGGGGAAGGGACAGACAAGTGAACATCGAGTCGGAGATCCGATCGCAGCGCCGACACCTGGCGCGGCTGGAGGAGCTCAAGGAGAGGCACGAGGCACTAGCTCCGCTACGAGATCTGGACGCGGGGTCCGTAGTGTACTTCACCAAGGAGCTCCCCTCCAAGAGGGTCGGCGGGATCGTCAAGGAGAAGAAGACGTACCACTACGCAGCTGTTCGAAGCGGTGACGCAGATGGCGCAGCCTGGCACGTCACAGGTGCTCAGGGCAACCTGGCCTGGGTGAGCGACGACGCCTTCATCGAGATGCTGGAAGACGCCAAGCTGGTCGGGCTGGTACAGACGTACCGGTCGCTCGTTGGCGGACCTGAGGAGGTCAAGGGTGCCTGAGAGTCGCGCGGTGACTGTAGTCATCAACACGCACATCGGTCCGGGAGAACTTCTCGAACAAGTACGTGAATCGCTCAAGAGCGACGGCTTTGTCGTCGAGAAGGTGAGGAACGCACCCGTCGAACTGGTGGTCACGCGATCGATTCAGGTCACGTACACTTCACCGCTAGCTTCGTACGGCGGTGACACGCTCGAGCAGGCGATGGAGTACGAGCGGACGCTGGAAGGGTCTGAAGCTCTCGAGGCCCTCATCACCGCCGCAGAGGTTGAAGATGAGAACGTGCAGTACGGAGTGCACGTAACTGTCAAGAACGGAGAGGAACACGGAAGCATTCAGGCACTCTCCGGCCCGAATCCGGTGATGTCCGACTAGGAGCTGGCAGGAGGGTCCAGAAGCGCCCCTTACTTCTGGACCCGATGCTATCGCCTATCTGGGGAGGAACATGCAAAGGAGGAGGCTATGGCAGGGATTGTTGCTAAGTGCAATACCAGTGGTCGATGCTGTGTTCACAGTAGTCCAGTGGACCAGGGCTCTACTGTGATTCTGGGACAGCTACCTACACGATTCACGCAATTTGAAGTCTACGTCCTGAAAAAGTACGTAGACGGAAGGAATGACCTCTACGAGAAGGTGGGGATCGCTTGGCCTAACGAGCATGCTGCAGAGCAGTTCGTCAGAGGGTTCGAACGTAGGAACGCTTGGGCGAGAGGCAAGACGAAGATCCTGGAGAAGACCACGACCTACGTAGTCCCATCGGACTATGAGGAGGGGACAAGTGCACACGCTGCGTAGCGGGGAGACGACCTTCCATCACCACGGTGACTTCACTGGCAAGGTTAGGATCATCATTCCGTCAGCCGGTAGCAACTACGAGCTGCGTCACAATGATCATACGGTAACGTTCGAAGTCCCGTACAGGGATCTCGAAGTGCTAGTACTGACGAAGATCCAGCGTGACCTGGTCGAGGAAATCGAGGGCATCGACATTGCCACCCCTAGGGGCGTCGAACGCATACTCACCTTCATGAATGCGGCTATGGTAGCTCAGCAAAACTCCACACGGCTCGGGCCAGGTGGGCAAAGGTAAGACCCGATACATTCTCGAGGGAGGAATGGACGGTATGGTAAGAGGTAGGAAGGTAACAAACACTAACGAGCTTCTGGCTCGTAAGGTGAAGTGCCCTGTCTGTGCGGTGGGCGTAGGAGAGCCTTGCCGAACTAGTAGGGGCATGCGCAGGGGTCACCACGTGGAGCGCTACAACGCGGCCGTGCGGCTCGCCGACCTCGCGACAAAGCCGCGGGGGCGGAAGTACGACACCGCCAAAGAGGCGAAGGTCCGTAAGGTCGTGTGCCCGAAGTGTAAGGCGGGCAACGGCGATCAGTGCACCACCTACAGCGGTCGCAAGATGGGCTTCAGTCACACGGAGCGCTACGAGAAGTTCGATGAGCTGGTGTCTGAGGCCAGAGTCGAGAATGGTCTCGAGGTGAAGGCGGAAGCTACGCCCGAGGTGAAGGCGGAGTCGGATACCCCGGCCGTCGATTGGTCGTGGGATTCGTTGCAGGATGCGGAAGCGCAGGTGAATGCTGCCACGAAGCAGTGGACGAGCGACAAGTCGTACGTTATCGATAACCTCCCAGGCATCCAGGAGGAGATCAAGAGGAATACCATCCAGCACCTGGACAACATGATCGAGGATTCGAACAAGATCGTCAAGGCCGCCCTCGGTGGCTCCACTGAGGAGGTCTTGGCCCGCAAGGAGCAGATCAAGATGATCACCGACGCCTTCTGGATGCTGTACAACCTGGAAGGTACTGAGTGGTTCATCAATCGTATCGCCGAGATGATCGTCGATGGGGAGGACTGGCTAGGCTGATGGATGTCGTCCGCGAGAAAACTGAATAGCACGGAGCGGGCGAGAGCCCGTCTTGGGCGGGAACCTTGTACAACGATCGACGGATCAGTACAACGGTACACACGGCATCTGCAGGTTCGAGTCCTGCCCCGCCCTCGTAAACGGGGAGGCATCCGTCGCAAAAGGGAGACTCTATGGCAACTGTAGCAACATGGTCCCGCAAAGAACTAGTGGGATCAGACATCGGAATGGTCGTTCGTGACCTCCGACGCAAACGTGCGATATCGCCACGTGTACTAGCCGAGTTAGCTGGCGTAACACACAACACCGTATACGACTTGGAGAACGGGCGTAACGTCATGGTCTCCTCGTTGGTAGCCATCCTGGCTGCGCTCAACTACGATCTGACCGTACAGAAGAAGGCGAACACGTAGACAAAAGCCGTGTGGAGTTCTGACTGAGCTTCGAGCGGTTGTTAAACAAGGACTGGAGGAGATGTGCGCACTATCAGTAATGGAGAAGGCGTGGAGATGTCGTTTCGGGTAACTGCAACGCAGCCAATGCCGAAGTCCAACCTCAGTTACGGCCGAGAGTGGCTGGAGGCCGAGGAGGATGCCGAAAGCTTGGACGACGCCATCGAGATCATCCGCCGGAGAGGTAGAGCCGTACGGCCACGGCGAGGTAGCATTCCACATCACCGCCACCCCGAAGAACCTGGAGGTCGTAAACCTAACTGAGCGGTAAAAAGATCTTGAAAGAAATTCGCTTGCCACCCTTGCTTTTCACTTTAGGCTGCTGTATAATTAATCCAGAAGCGCAAGACAAACAACTACCCCAGAGGGAAGGGTACAGAAATGTCAGAGCACGAGTACAAAGAGCCAAACTTCGAGGACAACTCGCACAGCGAGGGCGACCACCCGGCCTTCGAGGGTCAGGCAGAGCCGGCCGACGAGATCGACTTCAACGTCGACCCGGATGCCCCGGACGTGGATCCCGACGTGGAGATCGGCGCGGCGGACGATGAAGACGCCGAGGTCGTGCCGCCGCAGGGCAGCGACAAGGCGCCGACGGACCCGAAGGCTGCGAAGGCGAAGAAGGAGTCCACCAGGCCGCCGGTGCCCGAAGGCTTCATCAGCCCGGTCCAGTTCGCAAAGCTCCTGGGTGAGCACCTGACCGCCAAGGCTCGTGAGACCAACCCCGAGGCCGAGGCCATCGAGGTGCGTCCGCAGGTCGTGTACAGCTACATCAAGAACAACGACGCCAGCAGCAAGAACCCCTTCCCGTGCCGCACCGACGTGCCGGGTCGCGCGATCGTCCTGAAGGCCGACGAGGGCCTGGCCTGGTGGGACGAGAAGAACGCTCGGGTCGCCAAGAGCAAGGCGGACCGTGCAGCTGCTGCCGCCGCGAAGGCCAAGAAGGCCGAAACCTCCCCGCAGGCCGCTGCCGAGACCGGCGAGGTCGCGACGGGTCAGGTCGAAGAGGTCGAGTAACAAGCTCCTATGCTGCGAGCATAGGAAAAGGGGAAAGGTCGTCCACCACCGCAGGCTGGGCGACCTTTCTTCTGCACCATTGTTACTACAATATCCACAAGTGTAACCCGTGATTTACCCCTTGGTTCACCGGTATAATAGAAGGTAGAGACGTGAGTGCATTAGCTGACCTCTCCGACGACGATATCGTCGAGTGCATATCACTGATCGAGAATTGGTTCAGAGACGACCGTGAGATCGAACAGGAACGCTATACCGACCCTTCGTACCGAGATCCAGAGTCGTTCCTGCAAGACCTTGACGAGCATCCGAAGCAACGCACAGCGATGATCAGGATGCTCAACCTACTGGAGGACGAACGTGACAGACGAAAGGCCGGTGCCAGCGCAGTACGACTGGGCCCTTAAGGTATGGGAGGCGATGCGGGACGCGGCCACTCCTGAGCAGATGGAAGGGGAAGACGCGCCTGTTCTGGTTTACCAGGGGCATCTGACGAACCTGTTCCAGCAGTTCAAGGTGCCGAATCCTTACTACAGCAAGATCACCACTGCCTTCAAGAACCAAGGCTACGCTGTACAGCTTCGCCGAGGTGGAGGAAGTGCGGAGTCTCGCTGGGCGCTCCTAAAGGAGCCAGACCCGGAGAGCTTTCGGGAGGCAGCTACCCGCAACAGAGTACGCCAGGGAAAGGTGGGCCAGCTAGAGCAGAGGGTCAATGACCTGCAGAAGCTTGCCATCTCGAGCGTGGAACGGTTGGAGCGAGTGACCCTTCGTCTCCAGGAGCGCGTCGAGGCGTTGGAACAGAAAGGAATCTGATGGCATCTAGCTGGGAAGATGCAAGGCGGTGCCCTTCGGACGAGTCTCCTGGTGAGATCGTAGGGCGCCGTCCAGCGTCGAGGGAATCTGGTGCAGCGCCAGGTAGTCAGTTGGTTACGCTGCAGTGCAAGAACACACGGTGCGCGTATCACGAGACGCCGTGGGTCGTGCAGATCAATCCAGACAACACCATTCCGGACCCAATCACAGATCGGGAGAAGTTCTTTCCGAAGCTGCCTGGAGGTCAACGTGCCAGAGACGTCGTGGACATGTTGACCCGTCAGGTAGAACGGGAAACGAAACCGGGAGGTGAGATCCGCGGGTGAAGATCTACGTCGTGTCACAAGGCAACGAGGAGTTCCATCGCATCTCGCACGTGGATAGTGACTGGAATCGCGCTGTGAAGCACGCTGTCGAAGAGCTCAGGGTCGACGATGTAGAGCTCCGCAACAACAAGAGAGACCGAGAAGGCGTTGTAGCATGGGAGTTCTGGAGCGGCGCTACGCTTACCAGGATATCCCAGCTAGAACTTAGTTAGACTTCGAGGATCTTGAAGCCGCACTAACCGTACTAAAGCGGTAAGTCATCTAGTTAGAAGTAGGTTAGATCGGGTCTAATCAACCTTCTCTAAGCTACGAGAGCTCTAGCTAGATGAGGGAAGGGACATTGTGCCAAAGCTGTTCGACTTCCAGCAGGTGAGCACCAAGAGGCTGGTACCTGAACGTTCGGTGCTCAACGGTGATGACATGGGCCTTGGCAAGACGGTTCAGGCCATTGCGATGGACGTGATGCGCCGCAATATGCACAACTGCGGCCTCACAGCTCAGACACTCGTAGTGACAAAGATGACGGTTATGGGGAGCTGGAAGGACCACTTCGAAGAATGGGCACCCAACCTACGGGTCTTCGTAATGAACCCGAAGAACAGACGCAAGTTCACAGCAGCTTTTCACGCGAAGGATTCCAAGGGGCTACCGCTCTACCACGTGTTCGTATGTCACTGGCCGGCCCTGAGGTTCATTACGGACGAGCTCAAATCGGTAGCATGGTTTCACGTTGTTGGCGACGAGATCCACGCGATCAAGAATCGCAAGGCCCAAGTTACGAGATCGTTCAAGGCCATGCGCCCGTACTACAGGACAGGCCTATCGGGCACATGGGCAGATAACAACCCGGACGATGCGTGGAGTGTCCTGAACTGGCTTTGGCCGAACGTGTTCACAAACTTCACCCGCTTTAGTAACTACCACACCATCAAGGTGCAGAAGGAGACCCAAGACGGACGCAAATACAATGTCATTGCCGGGACTGCGAACGCTGAGGAGCTTCACGCCCAGATTGCGCACGGATACGTAAGGCGCACCAAGGAAGAAGTACTGGACGACCTTCCTGACAAGTACTACAGTACCGTCAAGGTTGACCTGCATACGAAGCAGAGATCCGCGTATAACCAAATGCGCGATACTATGCTGGCCTGGGTGGGGGAGCACGAGAACGAACCGATCGCAGCACCAATGGTCATCGCAAAACTGGTGCGGTTGCAGCAGTTCGCTTGTGCCTACGGTCAACTCGAGACGATCTACAAGACGATAGTCGACGCTGACGGGGAAAAGCAGAAGATCCCCATGCAGGTACTTCGTCTAACCGAACCCAGCTCTAAGCTGGACGCGGTGATGGAGATTATCGATGCGACATCTACACCCGTGGTGGTGTTTAGCCAAAGTAAGCAGGTCATCAACCTATTGGGTAAGAGGCTACAGGCTGAAGGTATTGCGGCCGGGATTCTTACTGGAGACACCCCAGCGAGAGATCGTAGTCAGTTGGTATCGGACTTTCAGTCGGGGCGGCTACGTGTGTTTGCGGGAACCATCGCGGCTGGTGGTACTGGGATCACCCTTACAGCTGCTAGTACATGCATTTTCATTGACCGAGCGTGGTCGCCGTCGCAAAACCGTCAGGCTGAGGATCGCCTTCACCGTATTGGACAAAAGAATGCGGTCCACATCATTGACATTGTGGCACGAACTACCATCGACTCTGGGAGAAACAGAAAGATCGCCCTCAAGTGGGAGTGGCTCCGAGAAATGCTGGGCGACAAGGGCGAAGAGCTTCGTAAGGAAGTACACATCAACGACGTAATCCCCTCGGTAAAATTCTGGTAAGGAGCACACACCCCTCGTGATCGCAGCAGGTAAAGGTGCCGTAGGTAAGAACTGGGCCAAACGACGTAAGTCCTCCAAACTGGGCTTCGTACCGGTCATGGAAGACCTCAAGGGATGTCTGCACGCACTGACCTTCCACGAAGAAGTCACAGGTAAGAACGGTCGACCGAAGACCGTTAAGTACGCACTGCCCTGCCGTGCCAAGCACACCGCCAAGATGGCCAACGGTAAGCTCCAGGTAGTAGGTGCACACAAGACCACGACAGGGGTGACCTGGCAATGATCAAGATCGGTGACTACGAAGCAGACCGACACAGCTATCACCACCCCGACCTGGGCACCGATCTCCAGGTCATCCAGCAGCAGTCGATTAAGGCTGCGCAGGACAAGTACTACCCACACAGCTCGGTAGTTCACCACCACCTGTCGACAGAGCCTTGCAAGGTGGAGGGCTTCGACAACAAGGAACACGACAACGTTCACGAAGTCTACCCAATTATACCAAGCCAGCGGGTGGGCGACTAAAAACTCCACACGGGCGAGGACACTGTGGCAGTTACGAAGAAGCCGATCCTGAAGCTTGTATCGGACAATCCAGGATTCAAGCACTGTGACGCCTGTAAGATTGAAGGCGTTCCGATGGAAATGGTTCGCAAGAGTGGTTACGACATCGTAATTTGTGTCGAGCCTGTCTCATGCAGGAGGCGGTATGAGAAGTCTTCTGATTGACGCCATTGTCATCACAACCATTGCACTGATGTGTGTATTTGGCTACATACTCTGCTCTGGGATTGCCGGACAGAGTTACCAATAGAAGAGGAGAACCATGAGGGTAAGGACTGTAGCGGTGGCGACTTCTGCCTTCGCTCTGTTGCTGCTCGGGGGAACCGCTGCTCAGGCGGCCACCGACACAACCAAGCACGAGTCGGGCCTGATGGACTTCGGTCCCAATGGCTTCGGCGGATGGTCGTGCCCGGAAGGCACCGAGGTGGTCACCGGCGGATACACCTACGCCGAAGGCGCGGAACACCTCGATGTCAAGGTCGACGCCAAGATGGAGGCCGCGACCGAATACCCGCACTACACCACCAAGGCCGATGAGACCGGTTGGTACGTGCAGAACGGTGAGCAGGCGCAGAAGCTGAACGTGTGGGTCGAGTGCAAGGCCAAGGTGGAGGAGAGCCCCAGTCCTGAACCGGAGCCCAGTGAGACCGTTTCCCCAAGTCCTGACGTGACGGCTTCTCCGAGCACCTCCCCGAGTACCGCGCCGACCTCGCCCGTCCCCGGACAGGCTGGCTCGGATGACGACCAGCCCGGCTTGCCCGTAACTGGTGCAAAGGGGAAGGTCATCCTGGCTAGTGGCGCAGGGCTCCTGCTTGCAGGGGTTGCTCTGATGTTCATCGCGCGTCGACGACGCTTTACTGCATAGGAATGCCCCCGACAGGATGCAAGTTCTGTCGGGGGAACAAGGTCCGGTAGCACGTATTGGAAAGTGCATCCATGCGCAGCCCTGCATGTACGTAGTAGTGATTAGAGATACTCGTACGGGGTGGAAGGTAGCAGGTTCGAGTCCTGCCCGGGCCACGTAACTAACAACACATCCCCCAAACTAAAGGAGTCGTAATGAGGAAAGGCACGAAGATCGCGCTGGTAACTGTTGGTCTCGCTGCGTGTTGCGGTGGCGGCGGTACACTCGCCGTGGCAGGGCTCTCAGGGATCGCGGAGTCAGCACCTGAGACCTTCGCCCCGACGCTCGCGCCCGACAAGACCACAACCCCCAATCCTGGCACGCGTCCGAAGGTGAACACCGCTCCGACCATCGAGAGCGGTACGTGGACGATCAGCGTCGATGTCCCTGCGGGCACGTACAAGCTCAACCAGCCCCAAGATGGTCCCTGTTACTGGGGCATCTACAAGAGCGGGACCAACCTAGAGAGCATCATCACCAACGACATCGTGGACGGCGGACGCCCGAGTGTGACTCTGAAGAAGGGTCACGACTTCAAATCCGACTGCGGAACCTGGACGAAGACCAAGTAATCGCAAGAAGGTGAAATGTCCATCGAACATTTCACCGTGACAACGTTTCAAAGGCCCGTGTGGAGTATTGCCTGAACAACTAGTCGTATTGAGGAAGGTGAATGAATATGAGTACATGGAAAGAGTCCATGGTCAAGTACATGGGCAAGGCCGTCGTCGCACGGGAACAATTCTACAAAGGTCTGGACGAGGCGCGAGACGATTTCATCAATCGTGTTCCCGGTTCACCATACGCCAACGCTTCGACTGCGGAGGATGCGGAGTACCAGTTCGGCAATACGCCCAAGGGCAAGCTCTTCATCAGCGACAACCGTTGGCACATGGCCCAAGCGATCATGTTCGGCGTGGCTTCCATTGCTGGCAAGATGGGCGACATCGCCGCAGACGTACATGCAATACGACAGATGATGGAGGAAGACCGTGTCGACCACCCCTCAGATGCCGGAACCGGACGGCAGCGTAACATTCTACTTCCACGACAGGGCTCCGGACAGGAAGGGTGAGCTCCATCAGATAGCACACTTTCCCTTCAAGGACATCGAGTGCTGGGGCCCTTGGCCTGCCGACCTCAACAACTTCATGCACGTTCGGCTCAAAGACGATCGGTACCTCCTGTACCCTATCGCGAACATCTCTGGCATCATCGTGCAGAAGAATTCGAAAGAGTGGCGAGAGAAAATGCACGAGGCTGCTCTCGAAGCTCTCGCGGACGATCTGCTGTCGAGCCTCTACACCGAGGAAGAGCGCCAGCGTAACAGCGATCTGAACTAGAATGGGATTCGAGGTCAAGAGAAGCGGTATGGCTGGCGGAGCAACCCCTCGAGGACATGAGTATGTGTGCCCTCTGTGCAAGACGGTCATGAAGTCTGGCGCTCTAACCATGATAGCACGTCTCCCTCAGGAGACGCACACTGAGGTCCGAAAGGTGCACGTGATCTGTGTGCCTGTAAGCAGTCCGAACTACGCAGAAGCGCTACAGCTGCTGGGGGCATGATGGCAAGGTACGTACTACTAAGCTTTGACGACAACGCTGAGGCCGAACGCTTCATCGAAGCCGTCAAGCAGCGCGATGTCTTCTTTTCCGCTGCCAATCCTAATGGAGAGGGGGGTAGCTACGGATACTTCTCGGACAACGTATTCACCCGTGCTGTCTGGGGTAAGCCCGTCAAGTTCTGTGAGTGCACGAACCCTGGCGACAACTCCGTACTAGGCGCAAAGTTCGGCTGGTGGGTCCATCGTCCTTGCGGAAGGCCCAAGAAGGGTCAGTGGCAGCATCCGAAGAACCTCATCGAACCGCTCACGCATCCCCGTGAGCGGAGTGCGTACTTGGGGATCGAAGAGCCCACACGGCCTACTGTCCTGGAACGCCTAGGAACTATCGAACCAATCCCGCCTGATCAGGAGGCCCACTTCAAGGGAGGAACGGATGCTCGACCTACGTAAGATACTCGACTGCGGTCTCTGTCCGGAAGAGACAGAGGTACCCGTCTTCTACCAGCTCGTGCACGAACGTGGGTACCCCTCCCGCGAGCCTGCACACCCTCCCCAGTTGAAGGTGATTGAAGGGACCGCCGTAGAAAACAACAAAAAGTCCTCTTAATTACCCCCTAGTGTTCATCACGGTTTACCCGTTATAATATAATAGAACACAAGAACACAAACGAACAAGTATCCCCCTCATAGCTAGGACACCCCTCCATGCTACGGAGTGTAAACGATTACATCAATGCGGGTCTGACGCACTCACTGCACACCTCTGAGCGTCGGTCCTTTCGTGGTTGCCGCAGGCGTTGGGACTGGATCTCTCGCCAGATGTACTACCCGAGAGTGACCGCACGTCCTCTTGAATTCGGCGTTGCGTTTCACGCAGCGATGGAAGCCTATTACGGCTTCTGGTTGGGTCTATGGGAGAACCCAGACCCGGAAGCAGCGTTACAGTTGGCGCTGATAAAGTTCCGGGAGATCACCGATTCCCAAAGGGCCGCATACATTCGCATGAACGACGAGATCAGTCCTGAGATGTCTGCGGACTACAAGGACAGGGTCAAGCTCGGCGAGAGTATGCTCAAATACTACTTCCGAACCATAGCACCAAAAGCGGACATGGATCTCAAGCCTTTGAAGGTCGAGATCAAGTTCGAAGTACCCATTACCGGTCCGAACGGCGAAACTCTGTGGTGCAAGTGTGACCACTGTTGGGCTCGCTACACTAACTGGTGGTTGAGCAAGCGTCCAGAGCCTCTCGGTGGAGTCGATCCAGAACAAGAGAGAGCTCACTGGAAGGGTTTGCCTGTTACCTACGGTGGACGTATCGACATCATCTTCCAAGATCGGTACGGACGCATTTGGGTCGGTGACTGGAAGACAGCAGCACGTCTGTCAGGTGTTGATACGAACACAACGGACGACTATATGTGGAACGATGACCAGATCACCTCGTACTGTTGGGCACTAGCATCTATTGGACTGGACGTCGCAGGCTTCATCTATGCCGAGATTAAGAAGGCAGTTCCCGAAGAGCCTGAGTTGCTTTCCCGTCCGTACAAGGGTAGAATGTTCTCCACCAACAAGCAGCAAACTACTACCCTGGCGCTATTCCGAAATACGGTGTCGGAGAACGATGTTGAAGCGTATGAGTCAGGTGCCTACGATGACTTCCTCGAGTACCTGAAGCACAACGCTCCGCAGTTCCATGCACGTCACCAGATTCATCGGAACGACGAGGAACTCCGACAAGCTGGCGAGATGATCTATCTCGAGGCGACGGAGATGACCAACCCGAGCTTGCCGATCTATCCTAATCCAGGACGCTTCCACTGCAAAGGTTTCACTGACGCTAGTGGATGTGCCTTCTGGGAGCCTTGCCTCGGGAAGAACCGTGGCGAGGATTATGAGTACACCTTGGAAACAATGTTCGAAAAACGTACACGTCACTACTGGGAAGAGGCTCAACCAAGTACTGACAAGAGGATGGAGGCTCTGTGAACCACCTCGACTTAACATCACTGCTTAACCCGTCGGAACACTCCGGTTCAGCAAGAAAGGTTCAGGTACTTACGGAGGGCGGAGAGGTCTGGGATATCATGGACGTAGAGTTCGATCCCGAGGCTGCCACGCTCTACCTTAAGTGCGAACCGGAGGAATAATGCGCACCAAGTTGTTGTACCGACTATTTCCCTACCTCAAGAGGCGAGCAGTCATCCGGCAGCTCGAGCAGTACCGTGCGTACGACATGAAAATCGATCCTAACGTGAAGGCCGCGCTGCGTGCACGGCTTCTGCGGGAGATGAACAAGTGACTGAGACGATCACGCCGACACAGTTCGCTGGACTGCCGATTCAACGGCCACGTGATCGAGTACGCAACGTTAACATGCTGATCTATGGTGAAGCGGGTGTTGGCAAGACTTGGCTCGCAGGGTCAGCACACGAAGTGCCTGGAATGCGGAACGTCCTCTACGTGGATGCCGAATCGGGTGCAGACACTTTGAAGCAGGCCTGGCCTGACGTCGAGACGCTGACCGCAACATGTTGGGCGGACTACGATCGGATCTACGCAGCATGCTTGGCTGGTGCTCACGACTACCGAACGATTGTTCTAGACTCCATCAGCGAGATCCTGGAACACTGTAAGGAAGCCGTGATGGAAGAGCTCAAGATGGATCCCGAGAACGAGAAGCGGGATCCGGACATTCCTAGCATCCGCGAGTGGGGCAAGATTCTTGTCCGTATGCTGCGGTTCGTTCGTAGATTCCGGGACTTGCCGATGAACGTCATCTTCATTGCCCATGCTGACCTCACAAAGGACAAGATGGGCAAGTCGAAGTGGGAGCCGCTCGTCAACGGCAAGTTCCAGAAGAAGCTACCTCAGATCCCTGATGTAGTCCTCTTTATGTACAGACAGGAGATTGAAGGCGTCCAAACTCGACTTCTGCTTACACAGCAGACTGACAAGGCAGTAGCAAAAGTGCGCGGCGTAGTCATGCCGATGGTAATCGGTGCAGAAAACGAATCGGTAACAATGGAAACGATCATGAACTACTACAAGGAGAACGCGTAATGGGTATCACCGTTAACATGTCCGACAAGGAAGCCAAGGCTGGTGTAATCGAGCCAGTCCCGGCTGGGTGGTACAAGGTCGTCATCTCTGACGGCGAGCTCAAGGAGTCGAACTCGCAGAAGAACTACGGCAAGCCGTACTACAGCCTCGAGTTCACCATCGCGGAGCCGGAGGCGTACGAGGGTCGGAAGATCTTCACCAACGCCATGCTCTTCGACAAGGCTCTGTACACGATCTCGGGTCTGATGAAGGCTCTCGGCTACAACGTCACGGCTGGCGAGCTCGAGGTTCCCGACCTGGACGAGCTCATGGGCCGTGAGGTCATGCTGAAGGCCAAGATCACGCCGGAGCGCACAGTGACTGACGCGAGCACCGGCGAGAAGAAGACCTACGAGCCGCGGAACGACGTGAGTGGGTTCAAGGCCCTCGGCGAGGTTACTGCTTCAATCCCTCAGCAGCGGACTGGCGGAAGCGTCACTGCCGCTGGCAAGAGCATCCTCCCGTAGTACCCCTTTCCAATTGAGTTGGGGCCACTCATCGTCGCGCCTGGGTGGCCCCAATTCCCTTCCATTCCCACGCGGAGGGGAACGTGAGCGATGATATACACAAGACTCTTGATACGTTCTTCCGTGCGGCCTTCGGTCCTAGGGCCACTGGCTTCGTTTGCCTCGCGTTCCTAGCTACGAACTCAGGCGAACGAAAGCTCACGGAACACTTCTTTGAGTACCCGACACAACTGAACAACATGATTGCCACAGTACAACGTGGCATGCTAGAAAGTAACGCATACTACTGCCCTATGCTCTTCTCGGAGCGGAAGCGCAGAAAGGATACGGTTAAGGAATGTCCAGCAGCGTGGGCGGATCTGGACACTTGCGACCCGACCAAGATGCTAGTATCACCGACGCTAGCAGTGGAATCAAGCCCTGGGCGGTACCAAGCCCTATGGCGCTTCACAGAGCCGCAGCCGCCGCACGTCGCAGAAGACTTGTCGAAGAGAATCGCCTACTATCACGCCTCCGATGGCGCAGATCGTAGTGGCTGGGATCTGACACAGCTCCTGCGACTGCCCGGTACGCCTAACTTCAAGTACAGCGGCCATCCTAGAGTGCAAACGATCGCAACTGATCGAGCACTGTACACACTGAAAGATTTCGGCAAGTATCCTGAGGTACAACACTCCGAGTTCCTAAAGGCGCCGATGCCGACGGCAGAGGAGCTGCCAGAAGAAACCGCAGAGCAGTTGTTCCTTAAGTATCGCCATCAAGTACTACCAGCAGCACTAGCCACCTTCATGCACGAGCCAGAAGGATCATGGAGCGAGGCTCTGTGGAAGATGGAGATGATGTGCTTCGAAGGGGGCATGTCAAAGGAAGAGGTATTCGTCGTAGCTAGTGCGGCGAAGTGTAACAAGTACCAGCGCGATCATAAGGACCCAACGTACCTGTGGATAGAAGTATGTCGAGCGTTCGTTAAGTACCAGGAGAACGTGAACGCAGTCTTCTTCCAAGGCGCGGAGATCCAACCGCTACTGTCAATCGAAGAGTCCAAGATCGCTGATGCGCAGGAAGGCTTCGCAGAGAGGTACGTCGAATGGGCTTCGTCGCTGGGGGATGCCGCTGTTCAGTATCACCAGGCTGGTGCCTTCACGATTCTATCCGCTTTGCTAAGCGGTCGGCTAGTACTGCCGACCAGCTTCGGAACAGTGATACCGAACCTTTGGTTTATGATTCTCGGCGACACAACGTTGACGAGGAAGAGTACGGCGATGGACATCGGGATCGACCTCCTACTGGAAGTCGATCCTGACGTTATCTTAGCAACTGATGGATCGATCGAAGGCCTCCTGCAACAGCTAGAGGCAAGGCCGAAGAGACCGTCAGTGTTCTGGAGGGATGAGTTTAGTGGACTCCTCGAGCAGATTACCAAGAAAGACTACATGGCAGGCATGGCCGAGGTGCTTACCAAACTGTACGATGGAAAGATGCAGAAGCGAGTCCTGCGAAAGGAGACAGTTACTGTTCGCGATCCTATTCTGCTTGTTCTGGCGGGAGGGATTCGCAATCGCGTGCAGTCACTACTTACGCACGAACATGTCAGTTCAGGTTTCATACCACGATTCATCTTCGTTACAGCGGAATCTGACACAACTCGAGTCAAGCCACTTGGACCACCTGCGCTACGCGATATGGGCAACAAGGCGGCGCTCGTAGAAGAGATGGAGAAGATCCGCGACCACTACGGTCAACAGCGGACGATCCACATCAAGGCACTAGACCAGCACAGACCGATCGAAGGTGGCTTCGAAGCGCATCTGACACCAGATGCTTGGGAGCGATACAACAGACTAGAGGGCGAGCTGCTGGAGTGTGGACTCAAATCGGAGAAGCCCGACTTGATGACACCACTATTCGATCGGTTAGCCAAGTCAGGCCTTAAGGCAGCGGTCCTCTTAGCAGGCGCCAGACAGTTCGACAAGCACGTGTCAGTAGAAGTAACCGACATCCTACATGCGATCCGATATGTCGAGCAGTGGCGTACGTATGCCATCGAAGTCGTCAACGGGATCGGCAAGACAGTGTTCGAGCGAGACATTGAGAAGATCCTAGGCGCGATTGTAAAGCGTCCAGGTGTCAGTCGAGCACAACTGATGCAGAGCTACCACCTCACAGCGAGGATCGCAGACCAAGTCTTCGACACGCTAATCCAACGAGGCCAGATAGCAATGCAGCGGACAGATGGCACAAGTCGGCAAGTGTACTATCCGACAGTATCACGAGGAGGAGTTAAGTGACTCAGCCGATCGAGTTCCCCCCGGTCACGCACCAGCCTGACAGCGTCGCCATTGTTTCTGGCGGTCTCGACAGTACGACGTTGGTCTACGACATGCTGGACAAGGGCTACACGCCGCATCTGCTCAGCTTCAACTACGGACAGCGGCACGCCAAGGAACTGACCTTCGCCAAGATGACCGCACAGATCCTAGGCCTCAAGCACGACATCGTCGACCTGACAGGACTGACACACCTGATCAGCAACTCGGCTCTGACCTCCGATCACAAGCATGCCGAAGGCAACGACATCATCGAAGTTCCTGAGGGGCACTACGCTGAGGACAGCATGAAGGCTACGGTTGTCCCAAACCGTAACATGATTATGCTGAGCATCGCTACAGGCTTGGCTGTCAACAATCACTACCGCACGGTCGGTATCGGTGTTCACGCGGGTGACCATTTCGTATACCCTGACTGCCGACCAGAGTTCATCTTCTCCCTGGGTCAGGCAATACTGCGGGGTAACGAAGGTTTCCACAATTTCACCACCAACGATGAAGTCGTCGAATTTGGTGGTATGCAGTTCAAGGGAACGGCTCTTCCAATCTACGCACCGTTCCTACACTACTCGAAGGCAACCATTGCCTATCGTGCCATCGAGCTCAGTGTTCCGTTTCATCTGACCTGGAGCTGCTATAAGGGTGGCGAGAAGCACTGCGGTAAGTGTGGGACCTGCGTGGAGCGCCTAGAGGCTATCAATCATGCTCAGTGGCAGATTTCAAAGGACGTTCCAGAGTGGTGCGACACTCCGTATAAGATCGAGGACCAGACAGAGTACGAGAACACAGATTTCTGGAAGACCGCGAAGAAATGAGCTGGCAGAGGAGTTCGCGATGCGAATCTCAATCCTGTGTCGAGGTTCGAAGAGTAGCTACCGGACGAGAAGTTCGGAACAGTCGCGGTAGTGAGCGACAGGTGTACTTCAGCGAAGCCGAATGGCGGGAGTTCCTCGAAGCCGTCAGACGCGGTGAGTTCGATTAGTGTTTAACAAGCAATAGAGCTCCTAAGCAGTACTCCACACGGGCCTAGGAACGGTGGTCATGAAGCGTGCGATAGTGTCCCTGAGCGAAGAGCTCATTTGGCAGATACTGGATCTGCCTGAGAACGTTCACCTAATGGGGGTGCGTGACAACTTTCTACAGCTAGGCATCGACGTCATGATAGAGGGTGAAGGTCTGCAAGGCATACCGGATCACATGGTGGGAACGGAGCCGTGGCGGCTAGAAGCGCGTATGGTGGATGGCCGAATCAAGCTGGAGCTGGCATGAGCTTTATCGAACTGAAGCACAACATGGAAGTGGCACATCGACTGTACAATCTGCCTGGTAAGTGCCAGAAGATTCACGGCCACTCGATGGTTGTGACGCTTCGAGTGCACGGAGAGATCAAGCCTGGCGGAATCTTGCACGGCTTCTTGGGTCAGCAGTTCGAGTTCGGTGCGATGAAGAAGTCGTTCAGGAGCTATCTGGATGACCACTACGATCACCAGCTGCTGCTGAACAAGGTAGATCCATGGGCTGGACCGATCTTCCAGCTCAAATCGGATTACAGCCAGTCGGTGGATGGTGACCCTGCAGCGTACCTGCTGGACTCGACGCAGAAGTTCCTGCCTGGTCTAGTTCCGTGCGAAGAAGATCCGACCACGGAGAACATTGCCAAGTGGATCGCCGAGAAGATGTGCGAGATGTTCGACGCACACGTGGAGGTCTTCGTTCAAGAGACAGCTACGAATGGTGTTG